AGTATAGTTCTGTGGGTAAAAAGAAAGGCTAACCTGCCTGCTTGGGTTAGCCTTTGTCCTGACGTTGAATGGCGGGGTGCGACGGTTCAGAGAGGGTTAATGTTATGCACACAGCGACGGTGCCAAACGCAGACGCGTCGTCGAATAGAATGGTTCATGCAGCTTACCAGAATGATCAGGGAGTGTCTGTAGCCTAGCGCCGCTTGCGATTTGCTGTCAGTTAATCGTCGCGTCAGCACTCCCGTTCTTCCAGGCGCATTCTCGACTCGCGCAGCAGGCTCTGTATTTTCCCCATAGCCATGTCGGCAATAATGTACTGCTCCTCAATTAGCGCGAACTCGTCCGGCGTAACATAGTCGTCACCGGCGTCCTCCAGTTCAATCATGAGCGACGCCAAACGGTCGATCATTGCTTCCACTCGTTCTTCCCAATTCATAACCCTTCCCCTTCCTCTTCTTTCCAACGACGAATCGCCTTCTGTGGAGTGATGGCGAACTCTAGCGGATCGAGTTCGATCCCATCGTCGTTCCGTGGACCCACGATGATTGTCCACATGTCGCCCTCACCGGGAGGATCGACCCACTTGTCCTCCATGTCGCGAACGGAAATCTCACCGTCCTCTACGGAAATGCGTGCGCAGAAGTAACCGGTCCACTTGTTGCAGTACACGACGGTGAAGTCGTCCTCCGGCACATACTCGCTCACCTTGAGCCAAGTCATTTTGTTTCCCATGTTATTTCTCCTCTCGGCGCAATCTCGCTTTACGCAACATGCCCTTCATTTCTTCCAGGGCTTGGTCCGCCTTGATATACTCAGCCTCGAACAGCCAGAACTCGTCGTTGCTTAGGTCTCCCTGTACTGGTCCGTCGATTTCAGCCACGAGAGCCTGTAGCCGATCGATCAGCTCCTCGATACGTTCCTCGAAGTTCATATCATTTCTCCTCTCGGTAGAACTCGCTGGGCAGGCTATAACAGGCATAGCCGCCCTCATGGTATCCACTATCCAAGTCTGCTTGACCAGGGCAACACGGGCTGCACATGGAGCGCACGGTCGTGTAGTATTTGCTGGCGACCACGGTGACAATGGGCGCGCCGCCGAGCCACTGAACAATGGCTGAGAAGCCATGTTCACCAGGACAAGGCGCATAAGAGTAGGGGTCGTCAATATCCTTGCGCTGCCAGCCGCCGATCAAATAGGTTGGCTCGTCCACATAAAACAGTTCCCAGTCCTCCTCGGTGGGTGGGTGCCCGTGAGCCTCCTCAAAGTCGTGGGCAATTCTTTCCTCTGTTTGGTTGACACCGTGGTTGAAAATATCTTCCCAAATCCATTCGTACAGATTGCTCACGTCTACAACGCCAGGGACCAGGTGCAGGTCGGCGCCTTCGGTTAGCTCAAAGACTTTCATAATTCACCGTCCTCGTACTCGTCTACAATTTCCACCTGAAGGCTATCGTGCGACTCGTAGGTTAGCAACGGAGAGCCGTTGCACTTGAACATAGCACTGTTGGCGGCGGTGACGATATCGAGGACTTCCTCTTCGGTTGGCTCGCGGTCTTCGTGCCAGTCAATGGCGATCTTGAAGTAGCCAATTCGCAACTCTTTCATGTAGTATTCCTTTCACTATATGTGAACTACCCAAGACTAATGAGCTTGGGCTTCCAAGACGGTAGCTTGGAACTTTTCGGGGGCTGAGTGCCTAACTGCGCTGCTCATATCTCCCACCGCGTTACTTTCCCGCGCTCCGCGGGTAGTTTTTTCAAAAGATTGATGGCGGCGTTTTCATCCCGATCATGGATGACACCGCAATTAGTACAGACCCATTGTCGAATATTCAAGGTTAAAGACTTATGTTTCGTACCGCAATCAGAGCAGAGTTTGGAAGAAGGGAAGAAGCGATCCACCCGCAAGACTTCCGCACCCATCCAAGCCGCTTTGTATTCGACAAAGTTGACGAACTGGTTCCAACCGGCATCAGCAATGGCTTTAGCCAAGTTGTGATTTTTCAACATGCCATTGACGTTGAGACTCTCAAAGGCGATCACGCCGAAGTGATCAACCAGGGCGCGGCTCAGTTTGTGGTGAAAGTCCTTGCGTTGGTTGGCGATCTTCTCATGGATGGCGGCTACAGCATGACGATCTTTTCCCCGGCCGTTACTGCCCTTGACTTTGCGGGAAAGACGGCGTTGGCGGATCTTCAAGCGCCGTTCACTGACCTTGAAGTGCTTGGGCTTTTCAACCTTTTCGCCAGTGCTGAACGTGGCAAAGGTGGTCAGTCCCAAGTCAATCCCGACTTTGTCAGGGACCTGCTCAGGTGTGACATGTTCGACTTCGCATTGAATGGAGACGAAATATTTACCAGTCTTGGTTTTCGACACGGTTGCATTTTTCATCTTGCCTTCAATCTTGCGATGGAAAACGGCCTTGACCCATCCTACTTTGGGCAAGTAGACTTGCTTGCCTTTGACCTTAAAGCTTTGCGGAAAGCGAACAGACTGCTTGCCGTGCTTGCGCTTAAACCGTGGATAGTCGGCACGACCTTCAAAGAAATTCCTGTATGCCTTGTCGAGATCCATCAAGGATTGTTGTAGAACTTGCGCGGCAGCGTCTTTCAGCCAGGGATGATCGACCTTCAATCGTTCGGTCAAGTCAGCGGCGCAATCGTTGTAGGTCAAGCCCGTTCCGGTTTCCTGGTAGTATTCTTCTCGCACATGCCGGTAATGATTGTAGACGAAGCGGCTACACCCAAACTGCATCGCGAGTTTGTCTTTCTGCTCACTATCAGGGTAGACCCGAAACTTAAAGGCTTCTCTGATCATCGGTTGATTGCTCTTGCTGAACACGCTTTAACTCTTGCAGGACAATGCGATCTAGGATTGACGCCATGCTTTCGCCTGTCAACGCGTAGATTAGGCGAAGGTTCCTCAGTGTTTTTACCCATACGCGTATGGTTGTGTTTTCGTTTGCCATGTATGAATTATACAATATATCAGACAATATTACAAATCCATACAGGCTTGAAACTGTATCGCTCCCAAAGGGCACCCGAAGCTCACTTCACTACCGTTCAGCCGGGTGAGTACACCGGTAAGTCCTTATATCCCAAGGCTAAAGCGGGTACCCTCTGGGTGGGGTTTTACGGGCTGTTCCTATAATAGTGTGTGGCGACCCTCTCACTAGCCACCACGCACTGTCGAAAACTGCAATCTACTTTTCCTCGCCCTGCTCGTCGTCGGATAACCAGGTGATATCACACGACAGTTCGTCTACACTATCCAGCATGATCGAAGGCTGACCGTTTAGTCCAGCCTGATAAATGGCTTCGTTGACGGCGCAGACGATATTGCACAGCTCCTCGTTGCCCGGCACGTACTCCTCTTCCCAATCAATCGATAGGCGGATGCCAAAAATGTTCAACTGATTCATTGTTCCTCCTAAAACTCGCTACGATCCTCGGCGTTGAACCAGCGCAGGAAGTATCCGGCGATTCGGTCAGCCTCCAGCGGGTCCATGTCCTGCACCGGCACTGAGTACTCTTCGCCGGTAACAACGTCCTGAATAGCCATGAATAGTGCGCCACCAAGTGCGACAACCCCCTCGATAGACACGACAATGCGGTCGTCGTTAATTCGCTCATAGAAGGAGTCTGCTACCTGCCCAGAGAACTCCCCAATCTCAATCAGCGCCGTTCTAATTTCTCCTGTCACGTCAACCTCCTAGTTAACTGGATACAACACAAGGCACGACTCACCGTCGCCAACGTCTTCCTCGTCGAAGCCTGCGATTAAGTACTGTAGCTTCACCTCGCCGCTATATGCATTATACGGCTGCCACACGGCATTCTCGTCGGCGCCCTCTAGCGGAGAGAAGCCGTTGCCTTCGCTGTCCTTCTGTAGAATAACGATCCGGTCCTTGTCTTCCACGAGTTGCAATCTTTCGATCAGGTCTCGAACTGTCATGTCACCCTCCACATTCTTTACAAGCTGGCTCACCAAGCGGTCCAATGCCCTTAGCTGGCATGCCGCAGTAGTGGCACGGCGTATAACTTTCGCCAGATCCTTTGTCGACACCAACATTCACCTTGTCAACCTGGTAGATACTGCTGAGGGCAATTTCCTCCTCGAACTCAGCGCCCTCGAAGCTTGTCCAGATATAGACGCTATACTGTGGCTCTCCGCTGGTGTACCACTTCTCAACCAGAGTCACCCTTCCGCTCATTGGTACATGCTCGTCGACGACCGTGCGCCCGCCGTGGACAATATCACCAACGGAAATTTCGTGGCTCCGAAACACGGGCCAGAACGGTGGTATGAATTTGTGCGGACTCATGCCCCACTTCTTGATCATGCGGCTGACTGCCTGTTGCGACTCTTCGATTGAGCAGCCTGTGTGTAGCCGGACGTGGGCGCAGCATTCATTGTAGCTCTCTCTGCCGACATAGTAGCCAAAGGCGCCAATCAGCCAAGCCGTCGCATGATCCTCCGCTGTCATTACCGCTTCAGTCACTGTCTACCTCCTCATGATATAGCAGGGAGCAACGGAATAGCGCCACTCCCTGCAAAACTCGTTAGTTGTGCCGATAAATCACGACGTTGGCAATGTCGTCGAAGCCAAGCTCGGTCGCCAGCGCTTCATTGCACTCTTCCGGCTCGACCTCGGTGCCGTCGTAGCTCGCCCACTGTTCCTCCGGGTGGTCGCCGGTTAGTTCGATCCAGTCTTGCAAGCTGCGAACGTGGACATTGCCGGGCCCAGCCAGTTGACCGAGACCCCAAGCGATCAGCGTCTTCTCGCCAACGATAGCGGTGAACTCACGGGGGTCGCTCTCTGCCATGTCGCGCCAGTACTCCTTGGTGACCTCGCCGGCAACCTCACTGCTCTCGAAAATGTACCAGTCTGTGCCGTCGTCCAGGTCAATCGTTGTATAGCCGTAGCTATTGACACGGTCGACGACATACCACTCGCCTTCGATCTTGATCATGGGCTCGGTGCTCTCGCTGAATTCAGCATGTTCGGTAATTTTCATACTCAGTCTACCTTTCTCATTACAACAAAACCGTCGTTGATCATTGCGTCTACCTCGGAGCGAATCTGATCTTCCGGGTAGTAGTAAACAGGACCGACAGAGAGCAGGTTGCCGTCGTCGTCCTCAATGCGCTCTTGGGTCAGAAAGATTGTCAGGTCGTCCATGAGGGCGCCAATCTCTTCTGCGCTAACGAAGCTCCAGCCGTTGGTCCAGTAAGACTCGGTGATACTGTAGAAGATATCGAGGTCGCTATTGCCGACACTTCGCCTATCCTCAATCTCCTCGCGCCCTTCCGGCAGCAAGGTAATGACCAGGTTGCCGCGCTCGTTGAACGTGAAGTCCACAAAGTTGCCTACCATATCACCCTCCGAAGTATCGTGAAGCTAACTCGAAGTTACACCCGGCCGCCACGCTCGCCCCATAGTCGCTATCCATGTCGCCGACGAACAGCGTTTCAAGCCGGTCAACGTTGGCGTCGGCAATCGCTTTGACCAGCATACCTGGGTTCGGCTTGCGAAAGAAAGCATTCCACTCAAGCGGAATAGAGTCAATGGAAGACCACAAATCGGTCATGTCTGCCTGTGGTCCATACGGTGTTGGCGCCCACTTGCCACTCTTGGTCTGGTAGGCGAAGCAGGCATAAATCTTCACGCCGGTGCCGGTCAGCATGGTAATCTCGCCGGCAATGCGAGACAGGCGCAGGTAGGTTGACTCAACCGTTGGGTAGCGCTGGGCGTCCAGCAGGCTCTGCGCTTTCTCTTCCGGTGTGCGACCGAAGCCGCCAGAGTTTTCAATCCACCAGCGCAGATTGACGCCGCCAGCATTGTGCGCCAGGGCGATCTGGGTGTCGGCTGGAATGGTCAGCAGTTTCTCGACGACACGGGAGGGGAAGCGGTCGCCCTCCATGCCCTCAACCAAGGTGTCGTCTACGTCAAAGATAATTAGCTTGTGCATTTTCTCTCCTTATATATCTATGCATACCCGTATTCACGAACAGCCGACAGCGCTTCGTCGCGCTTCTTCGCCATGTAATCGACGACAGACTTGGCTTCCTTCATGCAGTAGTCGTCCCAGTCGCCGTAGAAGCCCCAGCAGGACTCGTCGGTGCCTTCGTCGTCCTCGTCCTCGCCCTTAATCACGTAGCCATAGACGTGACCGTTAGCCCAAGCTTCGTACTCCTCGACCTCAGCCTTGATGCACTTGCGCGCCTTATCAAGATCGTCTTTCTCCAGGCTGCCCCACTCTTTAACAATGTCGGCGTCGGAGATGTAGGCATAACCGGAAGCTTGGTCGCGGTCGTAGTGGACGGTGTATTCCTGAATCAGGTAGTGCTTGGAGGCAATGGTTAGGGCGAAGTCAAGCGCCGTGTCGCCGCCGCAGCTCAAGTCCTCAAAGAACTCGTCAATGGCATACTCGATCTCTTCATAGTAGTCGTCGTCAGTGTCGTCTTCGGTGCGGTCACGCAGCCCGTAGACTCCCTTGAGGAATTCATGGGTGAGGGCTTCGCGAATGAAGTCGCCGGCTAAATCGACGAATAGCTGCCCGGCATTCTTGTAGTGGTGGTCGTCGCCGGCTTGGCAGTCTCGGTGAAATCCGATCAGGGTGGCGACATTATCCCACTCCTTGCGCGGGTTGGGCGGGTCCATGTCGTAGTGGATCTCGATCGTGTAGCCCTTGTACTCTTCAGTCTCGACCAGAGTCTGGCTGTAACACATAGCGCATGTCCTTTCACGTAATATCCAGTACTTAATTGGGGTAACTTCTCCGCCTGACGACGTTCTGCCTCTCACTACAGAAACGAAATCAGTTGTTTTCACGGCGGAAAAATGGGCTAAAACATGGTCGCACAACTCAGGGGGAATTTAGGTTATGCGACTTTATCGGTGAAATTCTACTAACTCGCCGGTACTTGGCGATTCGACAAACGTGCGATCCTTGCGAATATATTTCTCCAGCTTGTCGGCGTCAATTGACTGCATGATCTCGTAGGGCAAGTCATAATCCTCCAGGTAGTTGTCAACTAACTCCCCGAAGTCTTTCCAGACCGTGTAGCCGCACCGCAAGAGGATCAGCGCCTGCTTCGGGTCCCGGTGGTATTCCTCAAGCGCCGCTGTGACTGGGCCGTTATCGTGACGCAGTAGCTCGGCAATTGTGGAAGGGTCAGCTTCCGATTCGTAGCCCTCTCCGTTAATCTCCTCGATTGTGTAGACGAGGAAAATACCGTCGTTCTCCTCCAGCCCAAGCTGACTCAGCGCCATTTCCTCAATGTCGCCGGCACTGTAGCCCTTGGTTAATTCAATCTGCTCAGACTCGCCGCCTTCACGGTGGCGCACAGACAAAGTTATGTCGCTCATAAACGTTCCTTTCTTTCTATCACGTAGGCTAATCGGAAATCAGGGAATGGGAATGCGCCACGTCTCGCCGTCCCAGCTATTGGTTCGACCGTCCGGCAGAATCAGTATGAGTGTGCGACCACGCGGATCGTTCTGGTGGCTCGTCTTAATGGCTGACTCTGCAAAGACGGAGCGCAGTACCTCTTCGATAGTCTCTTGGTCAGCCACTTCCTGCTCGGTCAGCTCGCGATTGCAGTACTCTTCACAGATCAGGTGGTGGTGGCAAGCCATGACAACCAGTGCCCAGGCGACCTCATAGATTATCTCGAAGCCGTTCTCCTTCGTGCGATCAATCAACTGAAAGAACTCGTCCGTGAACTGCGCCATGTCTTCCTTATCAGCTTGGCGATAGCGCTTGGTGTACGTATTCCAGGCGGCAGTGGCAAGCTCTGCGCCCAGCCAGCCCTTCAGAATGCGCTTGGTCGGGAAGGACTTTCCGGATAATTTACGCTGTTCCATTATCTTTCTCCTTGGTGGTTGGTTTACTTTTACTGCGAACAGAGCGCACCTCGCTCACCTTCTGAGCTTCGGCGAGCTTGATTATTTCTTTTTCAAACTTAGCGAAGTTGAGGTAGAAGGTGCGCAACAGTAGACTACGTTCGATTCGTGGGTAATCTTCTTCGACTCTTAACAGAGCCTTGTGGGCTTCGTCGGTCAGGTAAAAGAACTTTGACTTTCCTCGCATGTTATCTCCTAGAATGATAGTATATATACTGCAACATACTACCATTCTAGCATGATAGGACAATGTCGTCAAGTGGGAAAATGGAGGACAAGACTATAGGAGATAAAGCTTTTCGTCGTCGCCGACTTCAACCCAGCACTCACCGAATGACTTGGCGATTTTGTCTAGCTGATCAGCAATGAGATCAGGATCGTCCGTGCTTGTTACGCTCCAGTCCCCGTCCCAGAAACCGCAGCCATGTCCGTTGCGATTGAGCCAGAAATCATGAGCAGCATAGCCCCAGGAGTCGCACGGGTGAGGGTGAAGAAGATTCGGAATTGCATACTCAATCAGCTTGCCTGCACGGTCGAGGAAGCTCTGACAGTCGTAGCGAATCCGCGTCATTGCCTCTGGCGATAAGTCTTCGTCGGTGTAATTGTCGTCAAGAGGAGAGCCGCCGCCCTCGGTTGAGTTGTCTGTCTCAGCCCACAGCATGGTCCGAATGTACTCGCTGACAAAATAGTCTAAGTTACTCACTGATAGCCTCCAGTTCTCGCTCGTACTCCTCAATCACAAAGCGCGCCTCTTCAACGCTGGCGTAACAGTCGGTAATCGGCTCGCCAAGCTCCTCGAAGTTAGCGAACAGCTCGACGGAGACACCTTCGTCCAGGTACGGGTGGAAGACATGGACCAGAATCTCGCCGACTTCAATCCACACGCCCGTCGCGTCCTCTCGCATGACATAATCATTGTCGCTCTGGTTATTCTTGAGTTTCAATACGCCTCTAGCCATTAGATACGTCCTTTCTTCTTGCGGTACTCAAGCTCTTCCAGCACGCTCTCTCGATCGAAGTCTCTGACGTAGCCCTCCTGGTGGAGAAAGTTAATCGCCAGCTCAACCATTGCGGGCACGTCAAGCTCAACGAAGCAGTTCTGCGGCTCACCACGGCTCGTAATTGGCTGAATAGACACTACACCATTGTTGCCAAGATAGAGTTCAACCTGGACAGTCTTGGCTGGTCCATTGCGACCCTGGCTGTATAGCTCTTTGCTATTGTTGACTGTGATTCTCATGCCGCCTCCTGAATCCGCTTTATCGCCTGATCGATCTCGTAAACGACTATAGCCGTGTGCGGCAACTCCCTGAGTTCTATCACGAGGTACTGAGCGGTTGCGACAAGACCGTCGAAGAGCGCAGCGTAGGCTAAGTCAGTGAGCGTGACAGCCTTTCGCCACTTGCCCATGTCGATAGGCTCGTTATCTACCAGAATTGCGCCGTTGATATTGTTGCGAAGATTGTAAAGCGCACTCTCTAGAATAAAGTCCGCATTAACACAGTGAATTTCTACCTTATTCATGCTGCCTCCGCATATTCCGGGACAAAGTAGTGACCCTGCGCCGGCCCGTCGCCTTCACCGTAGACCCAGTTCCAGCGCACCTCAAGCACACGGCGCCGGTCATTGCTGATAAAGAATTTGTAGATACTTCCCTCAAGATCGTACTCACTGCGTTCAGAGGCAGCGCACTCGAACGCCTCAATCTCTTCCCACGGGCGATTGTCACCCTCGTAGCGAACCTTTACCTCAAATTTTTCAGTGAACCACAGGTCGCCATGCTCGCGAATCCACTGCTCCATGCTCAGTTCGCTGTGTTCCCAGGGTGAATCGCAGTCACAAGGCGACCAGGAGGCATAGTCGGCGCCATAGTCGGGCCCGAGGCTGACGTAGCCGGAGTCGCGGAAGTCTTTGACGATAGACTGAACACGGATTTCTCCGTAGAGATCGATAGCCTGCATGCAGTCGTCGCCGATACGACGGTTGACATAGCCCTCTTCCAGAAGAAAATCGTACTCCTTCTCAATGAAGTCGTCGTGGTTCTTGGCTGAAGACTCCCACCAGTCCTTTTCGCTGAAGAAGTTCTCTAAGTCGGAGACGACAATCTCTTTTTTGATATAGCCCTCGTCGATAGCGATAGCCAGGTTGAAGTTTTGATAGAGGTCGTCGCCGAAGATTGTCTCGAACATGCCAACCGCTTCGTCAATCGAGAAGCAGAGGTCACAGGTGTCCGGCATGCAACCGGAGCTACCGTTCATGTAAATGTAGTGCGTGCGCCCCATATTATTTCCCCTCCTCATGATCTAGTCGCCAAATTTCAGTAGCCTTAGCCTGTGCCATGTTTAATGCCTCGTCAATCTTTGACGGCGAAAGAACGTCGTCGCTAGACAGATCGTCCATGACATAATCAGTGATCCAAGAGCCGTCAGGCGAATAGCATTCAATCGTCATGTCGGCTGGGAGATAGAAAAATTCGCCGTCCAAACTGTATTCAATAAGGTAGACACTCGCTGAGATTCCATACGACATTCCGCCGCTACTGACTTGCATGGTCATGTAGACTCTGACCTCGCCGTCGTATGGGTAAATATCGTAGGTAATATACGGGCTTTCTTGAAGCTTGCTGAGGAATACTTGCAAGCGACTGCGATTGAAAATCATTATTCTTTTCCTTTCACTTGTGGCGCTCTCACTCGCCATATTGCCTATTAGCTGTAAAATGAGCCTCAGCAAAAAATCAGCCTCGGCTCATTTTCCCGATTGACACTATTGTACTACCATATCGCTAAAGCCGAAAGCTGCCGACTGCCAATCGTGATTATTGTAGTGGTAGGCAATCAGACTACCGCGATCGTCGACAGAAACACGTCCAGAGCAGAGGTCGTAGCGCCGGTCTGTTACTTCACGCAGCAAATCAATATCAACTTCGATAATCTTATAGTCGGTGTCGTAAATGTCCTCGTCGCCAAGCGCCTCAAGCACAATATCGCTGTCGGTGAAGTAAACTTCAGGAAGATCGACATGGATTTCTACTTCGGTCAGGAATTTGTACTCCAGAACGTCCTGTAGTGCGCCGGGGAGACCTGCAACCACCTGGCGATTGTTCTCCGTCAGTGGAATCACCACCCAATTCGGCGGGGTGTTCCAGTCGTTGTCATGCTGGGTATTGCTGACAATGCATTTCATGGCTAGTCCTCTCTTTCTGGTTGATTGTCGGGGTGGGTAAACTCACGAATTTTATATTTGCCGGAAAATGCCTTGTCAAGCTCCGACAGAACAAGCGAATTGAAGCCGTCCGGGTGGACAGGGGAATGCTCAAGATAATGGACAGCCTTCGCGTCATGATCAACAATCGTGACAATATTTCGACCTGGAGCTGTTTCCAGAAGGGATACATACCCGTTCTCTACAGCGATTAGAATTTGCACTACTCCTCCTTCGCAACTTGTGCGCCATAGGTAACAAAGGCTTGCTGGAATGCGCCAAACAGGTGATCTTCTATGTCAATTGTCAGTTCGTCGTATGTGCCGCCGACATTGAGGTATCCCTCGTCAAGCACTGCCCAGCAACCACGATCGTCGCAAATGGTCAGGCGAATTTCGTAATCGCTCTCGCCCTCAAGCTCGCCTTTTTCGTACAGGCTAAGAATGCGCCCTAGTTCTTCGCAGAGGGCTGGTGGCAGTCCGCAGTCAGCCTTGAGTCCGCTGTGATCCTCCAGAATGCGAATGAAGTCCTGATTGACGATCAGCTCTCTGGTGCAAGGCTCTTCGTCAACAATTTCGCCGTTGACAAGATAGTAGTCAGTCCACTCGTCGGCGTCTGGTGGCAAGTCCTTCTCCTCAACCTTCTCCCAGCTACCCGAGTAGTTAATGCAATTACATGGCAAGTACCAGGTCGTTTCAATTTGCAAAGCTCGCATATCGTCCTCTCCAATCGTTAGTGTGCCATAACTACTGCTCCAGGGTTGGCTCATGCTTCCTCCTCTTCCTTTACATTCTGCTCATACCAGTCTCCCCAACAGGTAACTCGAAACTCTTCTTTGTTAATATCATAAAGCACGGTGGTGTCGTAGGTGTCGCCGGCATTGATGTAGATAGCGCCCGTGTCGCGCCAGTACTTGCCGTTCCAGAAGCTCTCGTGATTAATCGCCTCCACCCCGTGATTGCCGAGGTGGTAATCGATAATGTCCATAGCTAAATCCGCTGCGCCCTCGTAACTCGCTGCGTCGCCGTGGAAGCGTTTGGCGTTGTCTTCATATTCAATCTTATCAACCTGGGCAGCAATGAAGTCTTCGTCGAGATTGGTAAGCTTTACGAACAGGTCGAATGTATCGGCGTCGATCTTGAGCGCCTGCATGATATTGTACTTGTTTCGTCGGCAAAGTTTCATTTCAATCTCTCCTTTAAGGCTGGGCAGCCCCGTGACCACCCAGCCAACTATACTACTTACGCTTGCCCCAAACGTTACCCTTCAGTAAGTCCCAGCCGGTCGCGCCGACCATGTTGCGCTGCTTGTCCATTTGGAAGCCGAAGAAGGTGCCGCCAAGGAATTCAGCCTCTTTCTTTGCTTGCTCCAACAACTCCTCGGCATTGTAGCCATACCGCTCAATGTCTAGTGGGGCGCGAATGCCGTAGGTGTGCAGTAGCTCAACGTCGGCCAACTTGCCGCGCGCCTGCTTGAATTCCTTGTACTCCTCTTCGTCCATGCCCCAACTCTCGCGAGCCTTGGCAATCGCTTCCTTGCCAGCTTTCTTGGGGAAGACGACATAGGCTGTAATCAGCACCAGGGCGCTGCCGTCGTCGCCTTCGGTGCAAGAGAGGTGGTAGCCGTCTTCGTCTTCGCGGTCTTTGAAGCCAATGGAGCGCGCCCACTGCTCGTCCTCAATCGGGTCAACAGAGATTGTGATCCAGTATTCGTAGCCAGGGACAGGCTTCTGTACGTCGCTCACAAACACACCGCCATGGGTTCCCCAGTTGATATCGCCAGTTAGAAATTCCCAGTTCATAATTCCTCCTCCAGATTTCCAAGATACACTTCTAAACGTAGTGCGCCGAGTCGTGGACAGGTAAAGTCGGCATAGTGATACCCGAATGTGCCGCCAGACTTGAATGCCGGAATCTCGTGAACGTCGGTGTTGCCAAGTAGCTCAAGAATCACGCCGTCTACCTGATCAACCGTTTTCGCTCGTGACCAGTCAATAATCTGACGGCAGCCAACATAGAGCAGGTAGACATTGATTGTAAATAAGGTACTCATTTGCTGCTCCGAATCATAGGTAAGTAAGCACGTCGCGCCGGCATGGGCACGTCAATCTTGTAACCGTTTCCGGCACCAGGCTGGGTTAAATCAACATTGCGCCGAACAAGCGCAGAGGAGGAAAAGTCGCCGGTGTCGTGCTCAACGTAAACGTCGTAAACGTCAGGAATCGGCACCATGACGCTGTAATAGCCGTCGTCATTGGTTGCGCCCGTGTAGGAATTGCTAGACTGAGCGACGGGGATAATCTTGATCAGCATTCCAGGCACACCAGGCTCACTGTCCTGGCGAACGCCGTCACGATCGAAGTCGTAGAACACCGATCCGTAGATTGGGGCGGTTGTGCCGGCACGGACGGCGACACCAAAGAAGAACAGAAAAATGAGCGCAATGAGAGCGGCGATGGAGTAGCGAGTAAACTTATGCATGTTAGCTCCTTGCAATAGGTAATTGCCAGTGCTATACTGCCACTGGCGGGTTTCTCCAGAACTCGTCAAGCGTAGATAACGGAAAGGGCGCTCAGTACGGGGCGCCCTTTCCCATTCGCACTTATGCTATTGTATACTACCATATGCTAGTACTATAGTCAAGTGGGAAAATGTTGATTAGTCTAGTAAATACTCTTACCTTGGCTCATATTTCCCCTTGTCTCTGTCTTCCCAGCCGGAATAGACCAGAATGGCAACAGCCTCTTCTAGTAGCTCGGCGCTGATATAGTAGCTCGTGAAATAGCCGGAAATGTCCAGGCAATGCTCGTGGGCAGTTATGGTGACTTCGGTTTGGTCGTCTTCAAAGCTAGACTTCAGTAGCGACCGAACGACTTCCAGATCGCTCTCAATGGCGCTTTTCTCGTCAGCCATTTTCTCGAACAACGAGTCAGGATGCTCCAGGTGGCACTGAACGCGCCGCGTGAGGCACAGGTCAATCGAATGCTCGTATCCGCTTCGTGTGATAACTTTCCATTCAGCCATATTTCCTCCTCCTCACAATCCTTCGGTGTAAAGCGCACCATTCGTCAACGGCTTACCAGGCGCGAACTCCCAATACTTGTGCCAGGATAGTTCCAGATAGCCAAGAGCGCCTGACGTATAAGGCGGGACAGGCACTCCGTCTCTCCGGCAACGAGCGGCGTCTTCTCTCAGTCGACTCATTTCTTTCACGATCCATGTTTCAAAGTCTAGGTTTCGATTCTCCATAGTTCCTCCTATTGATAACTTCCTCTTGCCCAAATCACGGTGACGGGGACGGTATCCAGTCCAACCTCGTCAGCAAGTTCCTGGCTGATAATGTCACTGTAGCTGTCGCACAACGACTTGGTAACGTCGGTGATATCTACCGCTATATCCGAGTCGTCAAGCCGAACTCCAATATAAATCAGCTCGTCGTCTGGAAAACCGTCCAGCGCTTTGATTAGCTCCGCTTTTGTGTATGCCATTAGACCTCCTCGAAAACGTCTTGCTTGCTGAACAGCCGGCACTGGTGCAGCAACTCATTGTAGACGGCGCCGGGTAGGTAGATCGTGATCTCGTCCTTGTCGTCGTACACAAAAATGCTGCGGTCGCCAACCGAAACGTGACCGTCTCCCTGCCGGAACCAGAAGGAACCTTCGCGGTGCGCTTGCTCTTGCGGGTATTCCATGGCAAAAGCGATTTCAATGCAGATAGCCAGGAACGGGTCGATTGCTAGGCTAACTTTTCGATTGAACCGTGGACTCTCGGCGTAAATATAGGTGCGCTTAAAGTCGCTGGTGTCAATCGTGACCACTGTGTCACACAGCGAGTCATGGCAAGCGCAGCGAATCTCGTGAATGTGTAGGTCGCGTGAAGTACAGTAGCGAATCATTTTCTCTTCTCCTCGATTTCTTTGGCGGTGCCACCGAACTTGCACTCGTGAATGCTGTATATGTGATTTCCGTCGTCCACCCTGCGCACAAATGAGCCGAAGTGTGTAAGCTCCATGAACTCGTCGTCGTTCGGTAGAAGATTAACGTTCGCCCAGTGAATAAGTAGGCTCTTTTCCTCGTGCGCAAAGACTGGAACCATGTATGGTATGGTTCCCATGTAGGCGGGGAGATCACCACTGCTAACTTCATGCACCAGGACGAAAATTATCTCGTCAATCATTGCTCCTCCTTCTTCCAGCCACTAGCGCTAAGTACTGGGGCGACTGGGATATGCGCCTTGTGCCAAACCCCGTACATTTCGTTTGGATACAAAAACTGCGCCCGCTCGAAAAAAGTCAACTTCCCGTCCATGCGCCTATTTGCATAGACCAAAATCGTTTCTTGCTCAGACATGCGCAGGTTGAAGTTGCTCGTCCAGCCAGAGAACCAGTAGGCTCCCTCTTCAGTCGGCACTTCGAGTGTCCATTGCTCTTCCACAATCATTTTCCTTTCTCTAGCACAGCGCTCCAGAATTGCGCCTGACGAACAGAATGGCACCTTCCTGAAGCGCTGCGAGTTTCTACGTACAAATAGACCATTGAATCGATTTAGGCGGCTACAAGCTCTTCTGTGGCGACGGTTGGCAATTCCCAGAAGGCGCAGACCAGATTCTCCACGGCGTCCAGGTCTTTGGTAGAAATCGTCTGATAGAAGCGACACTGATTGAGATTCCAGCGCTCGCTTCCGTTGCCATGGCAGCAATCAATCAGCACTTGTAGCGCCTCGTTGACAACTTCCTGATAAACAGAATCGACACTCCGCTGCGGCTTGGCGATCTTCATGGATTCTGCCCACAGATTGATAAACATTTGCGCATTTGGGTTGAGTAGTTGATACACTTCGCTAAACATGTTGCTTTCCTTTCACTTAGCTTTCACGCCGACGCCCTCTCACGAGCGCCCCACCGACTCTACGGTAGCGGGCAGCCTCCACTGCCCTGCACGACTGAAAACTAATGCCTTCGCACGAAATGTTTTATCGCTATGGCTCTACGTATCTCTGATCAAAATTATCCTCGTTCGGCTCCTCGAAATCAGCATAGTCGTCTATGTCATACGCGTCCTCATAATAATCTCTATCAGAGCGCTCAAGATCGTCGATTGCGTCCCAGCAGGCGTCTTCTAGCTCTTCTTCCTGTATTCTCTCGCAGTCCTCAGTGGTCAATCTGCTACTTGGTGCAGTTGGAGTAGGAACGATTCTGGTCGGGTGCTCACGGCGATCCTGATTCGCTCCTGGGATATAAGGAATTGCGAACATGAGAAATATAAACAACACATACCATAGACAGCCAGGGTTATCTTCACCATTGCTATTTCTCACTATGATCCTTTCTTTTGTGAATTGGTAGTACATGAAAACTATACTACCAGTTCACAAGCTAGGACACTACCATTTCGAGTATTTCTTTGCGTCAGAGTCGCGCTTTTCGTCGAGCAATCGCTTTATCTCTGCGTCCTGCCGGCGAAAACTGTCGTTGGCGATAGCGAATTCTTCGGTAGTGAGCTCTTCGCCGTCGTCGGCTTTCTTCAAGATCTCGTCCAGTATGTCGTAATTAGTGTTCTTTGCCATACATCCTCCTCATTGTGTACAAACGATTCATGCACAACCACGGTTGGTAGTACATGAAAACTATACTATCATATACTATCATTGTTGTCAATCGGGAAAATACTAAGAAAAAAAACTAGACAAACGGTGCGGTGTGAATGTGCAGACTGGTGAAGCTGTTGATTTCTACAGTGAAATAGACTTCCAGCTCCTCTAATTGCTCAGGTGTCACGTCGAAGTTATCTTTGGCGTAGTTGATCAGGTTTTCCGTGAAGAATGAAATGGCGACGATTGTGATTTCGCCACTCTCCTCGTACAGCAATGACATGGCGTCTTGTTCCATTATGCCTCCTGCAAATGTCGGTCAATCACATATTCGTACACAAACACGTCAGCGGGGCTCAGCGCCATCCAGAACATGAATTGGTCCATTGACCAAGCCTCGCTAAGTTTGCTAGCGCCATGCTCTGCACAGTAAGCCAGGACGGCAATTACTTCGACTTGCACCGTCTCAATTGGCTGGCGAGTGCTCCAGCGCTTGATACATTCTACACCGCGACGACCTAAGCGAGCCAACAATTCGTCGAACATGACAACCTCCTAAATATGCATCCCTGTTGGGTTATCGGGTGTTATCCCGATGCTGTAAGCGACTGTGTAGGTTACAACTTCACTCATCATGATGATTGTTCTTTCTCCGCACAATCCGGTGCGGTCGGCTTGATTAAATTACGCAACTGTCCAGTACCAACCGGAGTTGTCTAGGTTGGCGACAATCCGATCTTCCTTCTGCGCTTGCAATAGTTCGGCGGGAACATTACTGCAATACACATGCCCTGGCTGAAGACCTTCCTCTTGACATTGACTGCAAGCGCAAGGCGCATTGAGGAGAATGCCGTCTTCGCCCACTTCGTAACCTGCGATTTTCTTCCAACGTTCACCGTCGAAGATATGCGACTTGTAACCCTCTAGTTGCTGTATCTTTTCTTCTTTGCTCACTTGATAGTCCTTTCTACTTTTCTAACTCAAGGTGAATGTGCATTTTCCAGCGCTCGGTTCCGCTGTTATAGCGCACATGAACGTGAGAACCGTCCACTTCGATTACTTCGCCGCGAACGTCGGGCCAACCATTAGCGCCGGCCGTTTTGTCAATCACTTTATCGCCTACCTCAAAATTATTCTGAATCGGATAAACGTAGAGATCCATGGCTATTCCTTTCTATCTATCTTTTCAGGTTAACGTAGCAGTAATCGAGAAAAATTGATCTACCAGGGAGGCGAAGATTTTGCTCGATCAACAGCACAGCCACATGCTCATCAGTCACCTTATAGCGAGCCTTGACGAAAATTGACAGGCTTTTCTCGTCGGTAAAGACAAATGCCTCGTCGGGGAAAAGCGGCTCTTCCGTGAATGGGGCATGTGGCACGTTGATAAGCACAAGCGCTTTATCGTTTGTCATTGTCGTTCCTTTCTTCTAAACATAAACGGATACACATACTTTACCGTATGCAGCTAAAAGTGTCAAGTGGGAAAATGGTGGGCTAGGCGTACCACTTTCTGGCTTTAGCCCACCATTTCTACTTCTTCTTGGCTGTGGCGTAGTAGTTGCGGTGAATGATCGCCATTGATACTTCGATAACTTTTGCCAGCTCTTTGCGCACGAGGAATGACTCGTGGCGGATAAGGAATTGCCAGGAGCGGTCAATCATGCGCATGGCAGCTTCTTCCAGAACGTAGTTGGAGCCTTCGCACAAATCGCACATGTAGGTGATTTCAAACGGCGGTTTACCGTAGTGTTCAGTATAGGCAGCGGCGAGGTCTTGTGCGGCTTCGCCAAGCTTCTGGAGGGCTTCTGGTTTTGTTGGCGCTTGATAGTTGACAACGTCTTTCAAGGGAATACTTTCCATAGTTTTCATGCTCAAATCTCCTTCTGAATTGATAGATAGTAGGTATTGCGTTCGTTGGTTGGGTTCTTGATCAGGACATTATTAGCCAGGAGTCTATTGTATTCCTTTCTGACCTGGGCTTCACTCACCTTCTCGCCGTGGTTCTTCATGAAGTCATAGGTAGCTTTCAAGGTGTCTGTTACGTTCATAGGGCTGCTAGAATCGCGCAGAATGTCGAGCATGACTCGCTCAAGGCTCACGGTTGATTTTACATGGCGCTCTACCGTTCTTGAACCAAAGAAGCGCGCTGTTTCCATATCACGCGTGCCTTCAATTGTTGTATAGTCAAATCGAGCAGTAATTTCATAGGCAATCTCTTCGCCGCGCACCTTAGTTGGGGTGAGCAGGGAGCCGTTGGTAATCTTTTTAACGTTGATTGCCAGATCGAGCGACGCCTCAATGCTGCTGTGACCACGTAGACTATCACCCAAGCGCCCTTCTTTGCGTCCCTTTGTTTGGTGGTGCGATAGGATAATCGACATTTGATTGACATTGCAGATATAGCGCAGATTCGCCATGACAAACTTCATGGCAGCGCTATTTTCGTCCGTTTCACCGGTCACACAGGAAAGTGTATCGATTACCATTAGACCGCCCTTGGCGAACGATACAAAGTCAATCAAGTCCTCTGTCGCTGCCATAGAAGATAGGTCAAAATGTTCACCAGGCGAGAACATGTGAATCGCGATATCGCCGCCCTGCTCATGCCCTTTGACTAGAGCAGTGATACGTTTGTTTAAGCGCTGGCGTTTGTCGTCAAAGTTTAGCCACACAACTTCGCACTGGGTTGTCTTAAAGCCGTTCTTACCATTCGCGTCAGCCAACCAAGGTAAGCCAGCAGAAGCACAGACGCACATATCCTGCAACAGTAAAGATTTGCCGGTTGCCGGCGCCCCATAGAACATGTTAAGCGAATTGACTTCTATAATGCCGTCGATCAGGTAAGCAGTTGGGTCTGTATCTAACATAGCTTCCTTCACCGTCGTTTCTTGCCAGTTAATAGCCATAGAATACTCTTTCTAAAAATTAACACCCACTGTAGAATGCAGTATATCATAATAATTCAAACTTATCAAGTAGGAAAAATAAAACGTTTGAATTATTGAGTGAGTATAAAATTCAAACGTTTTATGATACACCATATAGTAGACAATCGGCTCCAGTGTATTTTGGGCATAAATTCAAAGATTTAAACCTCTCTCTAAAGAGAAGGATAAAACAAAATGATTAGGTTGGTGTATGTGCATAGGAGTGAAGAGAGACAAAGTCGTTCTCTCTGTCACCCAACTTTATGCCCACGCACTCACGTCCTCACGTTCGCATGCATGGGCGCAGCATCACAGGATCTCCATGCATACTATGAAGATTAAAACTTCTATAAGATAAAGCAGTTGTAAAAAGTCTGTTGTGTGAGATTCTTCTGCGCACTGGAGCCTGCGGACGCTGTTACAAGTTTTATGCTGTTGCATAGTTAGAGATAAAGGAGGTGGAGTAAGAGCAGGGAAGTCTTAGGCGCGACCAAGCGCCGATCTCTTGCGAAAAGAAAAAAAAGAAAAACTTTGGCTTTGTCATGGACTACACTTCTAAAAGCGCAGTTGATTTTCTATTCTGCACAAAAAGCTTGCCGTCTATTTAAGACAGGATACGACACTAAAGTAAAAATGTATTTATTTATTTTTGCAAGAGATCGGACCTCCTAGCCCAACAAGATCCGATCTCTTTTAGGTTGTCAAAGCGGTGGCTTGGAACTATACGCGCGAGGGCTAGAAGAACATGAGCAAGAAAGCAACTTTCAGCACGATAGAGCCACACACAAGGGCAAGGAAGGCATTGAACAGAAAAACGGATAGGATAATGGTGAGGGCAGCGAAGGCTTGACGTGAGACGATAGAGGCGAAAATCGATAGTGTAAACAGCGTGAGGAATGGCATAGGTCACCTACTTTTTGATAACGATCAGACTGTAGTAAGACGGGCGCTTAAACAGCCGGCGCTTGATAAAGGCATGGGCAGCCTCGAGAATATCGCCAACGGACAAGGTGATTTGATATACTGCGCAAAAGTATATCACGATAACAGTAACAGCGCGTAGATAGGCTAACATAGAATTTTCTCCAGTATAAACAAGGCGCGGACATACACAGTAGAGCAGAAAATTGTCAGTTGCCAAGCTTGACGAATTTGCCGGTAATGGAAGAGCGGATAAAGACAAGCTTGACCGAAATTCCCAGACGTTTGGGTAAGTGCTTATTGTTGGTGACAATGACACGGCCGTTGGAAAAGACGAATTTATACATAGCAGACCTCCAGAATTTTGGGTAACAAAAAACACCTACCAGGCTGTGAACCTAGTAGGTGTCTTTACTAACGATTAGGTTGTAAGAGCAGGGAAGGAGTTAGGCGGCGATAGCTTCAAGCTTGGCAATCTGTGACATATACATTTCAGCCAGCTTTTCACTTTGGACATTGTCAAGCTTGCGGTAGAGAATCGCAATCTGTTCTTTGACGGAAATTTCAGGAGTAGCGATAGGAGCAACTTCAGCGGCGACAGTGGCAACTTCCTTGACTGGCAACGGTGCATGATTTTGATAGACAGGATCAACATACTCGATCTTGCTCACAACGTCGCCGTGAGTGGCACAGTCGCCCAAAGCAGCGGATTCAGTCTTGACGATAGCTTGCTCTTTGCCAGTATCACCCATAGGGGCGCCGGACGACTTCAGACTAAAGAAGGCAGTCAAAGCACTGGTAGAAACGACCTTCTCAAATTTCCACGCCTTGCGCTTATCGCTAAACTTCAAGCCGCGACCGTCAAACGTTTCTTTGAAAAGCTTGCCCCACTCAGGAATGTAAGCGCCGATCTGGGCATAGTCAGTCATTTCCACGCCATTGCGTTGCACTTTGAACCAAGTCCAGGTGCCTTCAAAGTAAGCGGTGACTTGCCAAGCGCCAGCAGCAGCAACTTGCTCATCGGTGCGAGTGGAGTTGACAATAGGATCAACTTCCTGCTTGCGGTTGTCGGTTGCGTCAAAGGCGGACGGGCGAATGACGATATCGTTGACAATAAACCCTTTGTTCGACTTGGCAAAGAGATCACGCAACTTGGCACGAAGATCGCGACCGGAGACATTGATCGTCGTCTTACGACTAGACAAGGTTTTGCCGAACTTGAGTTCATAGGTATCGGCATAGTTCACACCAAAGCTGCCGATCTTTTCGTCGTAATTAGACGACTTGACAGAATTGATCTCGCGCTCTTTGCCCATATAGCTATCAAAGGGCTTACCGTCTTTCTCACCACGAAATTTGACTTTATAGCCCATAGCGACATAGTCGCCCACTTTGGCAGCGTCAAGCGGTTTCCAGTCAGAAAGAGCATTCTCACGATAGTAGAAGGCGTTCAGACCGACCATAGCAGTAACTTTGGTTGTAGTTTGGGTAGACATAGTTTTTCTCCAGAAAAATAGTCAGACGTAGATAGATTGTACCAAAATTGATACAAACGTAGACGGATAAGTGTAATAGGAGGAAGTTACACCTATCCCCACGTATGGAGCAATTATTTCCCCATAAGCTTAGCAATGTAATCTGGGTGCTTTTGGGCAAACTCCAGCATTTGACGCAAGTTGTAACGGTGAAGTTTTACGTCAACTTGCCAAGATTTGTAGATCAGCCAAGCAGTAATCAGTGACATATAGGTGATAAACTGCCAAACGTAGAATGGCAATGATAGGAAAGGACAAGCGATAGACATTGCTGATCCCAACACTGACAAGCCAAGCATTTTGTAAAAATCAAATGGCAACTTAGGTTCAGATACAAACTTGGCAATACAATCTTTTTTGACTGAAAACATAGCTTTATCCTCTAAAGAAATTGTGTGTATCGTACATATATTATCGCAAAGTATGGTATAGGTAGGAGGAGGATATACCACCTATACCCTGGTTTGAGATAACATAGCACAGCTATGCTATGGTAATGCTTTCCAGATCTTGTGTACTAGATAAATCACGCAGTCAATAGCTCCCCAACGGCTATAGCATACTACTATAGCAAGTTATGGATCGTGGCCCTACTGCCTAGACTATCCGCCCACCCATGCGAACCGCATAGGTCGGTGATCTGGCGTTATTTGCCCACGCCAAGCGCACTAATGGCAACAGCCGCAAGTCGATCATAGGTTGTTTGTTGGGCAAACTCCCTAAACACAACTCGCAAACGTGCAAGCTTGACTTTTACCCACTTCTAGCGCCGCCTATATAGGAAATTCCATAGGCATAGCTAGACAGGGTAATTGCGGCTTGAAAACCGCATAGGACTATGTTGTAAAAGTGCTACTACAGCGCATAGCGCAAAAGTACGGAAACGACATGACATATACCTGTCAAGTGGTATGCACGGTTAGGTGCAAATTTGGATATACGCAACTAGCGCAACTATAGCCTTAAGCATATAGACCTATTACACCACTAACGCAGGTGCCCGCAGACGGGGGGGATATTCGCTTTTGGCTATTCGTTTTGTTTCGTTCGTAGCTACATGGTACCATACGTGATACACGGTGTCAAGGGCTTTTGACAGGGTTTGTAAAACTCGTGTGCCGTACACCGGTATACTGACATAAACTAGGCGCTAGCGTATAAAATGTTAGTATCATAGTAGGGTGTATGGGGTGTGCATAGACAGGTGTATACAGGTGTAGTTGTGTAACGGTGGGTAGCTACCAGTGCACAAAACAAGTAGCTATTATATGATACTACATTCATACACTGACAACGTACCACGGTGCTTCGTCTAGTATATAGTGCTATGATTGTACACTGGAAAACAGCTAGCTTGTATCATGGTACTGTATGCATAGGTGTGTACCAGTGTAGTGGTATGACTGCATAGGGTACTATATATGTAGTATAGTGTGTACTCGTGTATAGAGCACAGTGTACAGGTGTGTATTGTATACGGTAGAGAGCACACTATATATATATAGTGTGGTGTACATGGTATAGCATAGGTGTATGGATAGCATGGTACAAGTGTGTAGTGGTGTATGTCATGCTCTATATATATGGGTGTATGGCGTGCCCTAGCGCCGTGCCCTAGCGCCGTGCCCTATATACGGGTGTATGCAGAGGTGTATATGTAGCGTGGTGTGTAGGGCAACAGGAGGAGCATGGTATAGGCAACACTGTATACATAGCGCAATGTATCATAGTGTGCGCAACGTGCAATGGTGACATACCTATAGCGCCGTGTCGCCGTGTAGCCGTGTTGCCGTGTGGATAGAGACAATGTAACGTAATGGTATGGCATAGGGTAGGGTGGGGTGCATGGATAGGGAGACTAGCATAGGGTAGGAAGTAGGGCGCGACGTGTGACGGGTGCACGGGAATATTTTTGTATAATCCTTAACGACGGACGGGGAATGCTAGGCCGTCCCCTCCAACCACAATCTCCCCATTTACCCTTTTCCCATTCGACCAATCTAGTAGTATAATATACTCACTATTGTTTATGTTCTATAAGGAGTAACCAATGTGGATAATATCTGACTCTGTTCACGTAGCGCGCAAGAATCACCAGTGTGACGCCTACTCGCTGATCATGAACTGCTATGAGGACGGCATGTTTACCTATGCAGAACTCCGCGATATCGTTAGAATGCGACGGCAGAAGGGTGTGATCGTACCTGGTCAGAAGTATAGGCGCCAGGTCAACACATACAACGGCTTTGGCACATACAAGGGCGACGTGGCATTGGACAAGATTTGCGAGAAGTACGACTTATACGAAGATTAGTTTTCCCAGTTGACAGATTGCCAATTGACTATCTGCGCATTATCTGGTAAAATGAGTCTAATCTGTAGACGATACGGATAGATACGGTTCGTTGGTGGCGGCGGTATCGAAAGAGGGGGCATTCCTTTGAGAGAGGGAATCGCCCCTTTTGTTTAGGGCGGAGGGAAAATGGATACGACGAGAATTCAGTTGGCGCGGAAGCTGATCGAGTTGAAGTATCATGACGGACTAGCTTTTGAGACGGGAAACAAAATTCACTACGACAACCGCACCTTGTTTGTGTACGAGGCTATGGCTTTGGCGAGACGGTGTGGACTCTCCGCCGGCATTCGCATTGACCCGGCAGAGCCGGAGTGGCCCGTCGCCTTCATAGAGCTGCCTACTGGTCAGATCAGCTACCACCTAGAGCAGCATGGGTCAGCCTGGGACAACCACACGACCTACGAGAAGAATCTGCGCATTCTGGAGTGGATTACATTGGTTGCGGTCGCAAATAGTATCAGCAGCGTTATTTAGCATTTTCCCGCCTGACATTCGTGTAGACACAACAAGTGAAAGGAAGCGTTATGGCAAATGACATTGATTGGGACAAGTTGGATCTGGGTGGTGACGAAGAGGACGACGAGCCCACTCGCGAGCCCACCCTGGAGGAGCGTAAGCAGTTGGCGAACGACGGTATCCAGTTGCTGTGTGAGGCACTGGGGATCATGCGTGAGTCGCTCATGCGCAACGGCTTTACCCGTAGGGAGGCAGTCGAAATCACGAGAGCCTACATGGAATCGCATATCATGGTCAACGGAGGCGGCTAATGAACATAGACCATGCGCGCCTACGCCGGGTCATGACGGAGCGCCACTACGGCGAACGAGGCGCCGGCCGCACCTTCACGGCAGCCTATCTGCTCGCCCACCGCATTATGCGTATGCCGCCAGGACCACACACGTTCGTCTGGCCCATGATTCATGCCGAGATAGCCTATCACACTGCCGATACCATTAGAGAGCTCCTGGACCACTTCAGCGTGCCCTACCGCCGCCTCAGTGCTCGCACCATTATCGCTAAGAATGCGATTCAGATTGTGTTGGCAGTACCTGATCGTGGCAACTGGCACTACCTTCCATTGGGCGAGATTGTCGACGATTTCGGCGAGTTCAGCGACTGGGCTGACGCAGCTCGCAGCTACGCCTGGGGAGAATACAAGGAAAGGATAAAGAGCCATGCGCGTTCTCTACGAGTGGACACCGACCGTGACCTTTTGCCACCAAATGGACGAATCGACCTACACTACCCTAATGGACCAGCTATCACTGCGCGCCGAGTCCCTGTCCATAGTGGAATTGAAGAAGAGGATTGAGTTCTTCGATCAGCATATCTCAACCAGCTCGCTGCCGGTCGCCAAAAAGGCAGAATATACCAAACCGTATTTTCCCACTTGACAGTCTAAGCGGTATATGCTAGAATAAAGGGGTACAGCAGGTAGTGAGCAACCGGCATAGCTCATTGGCATGGCGTACTCCTTTCTTTCTCTTTGTGAGTTGACAGAGCCCACGGTGCGAGCCTCTCCCTCGTATCCTGGGCTCTGTCGCGTTTAAGGTAGGAATTATGAACCAGACAAAGACGAGTCAACTGAAGTTATGTGAGAGCGCTGCTAAAGCCGGCCGGCTCCAAGATCTGTGCTGGCTTGGCACGAATCTATCGCGTGGGCACACCATGGGTATCCCTGGCGAGCCGCCTATTGTGCCAGTTGTGCCGATTGTCGAGCAGGAAGACCTCTACAAGCCGGCTGATTGGCGAGAATGGTTCGATCTGAGCCGTTTGCTCGCTGAGATCATGTGCAAAGAGGGCAGTCGCCACAATCACCCGATCGAATTCGTGCCGGCTGTCGCTGAATACACGAAGTTGACGGAAAAAGGGTGGAAAACAGAGGTTTGGCGTGTTTTTGACAAAATTTGCCCGAATTGTGGCGGAATTTTGTCAAATAAGCCTATTTTGGACACAAATCGGGGCATTTTGAAGCAAATCTGCCGAATTTGCCTGTCAGATTGGGAGATTTAGGATATTTTTAGGGAAAAGGAGGCGCTACGAAGGGTATTTACATGCTGTTTGCGGGCATTTTGCTCGTCGTACTAGGCATGACATTCTGGCACGGTTGGGCGGCTGGGCTGACCTCAATGGGCGTGTTCTGGGTCGCAGGAGGAGCCCTACTGATTGGTCAGGAAGCTAGGGAGAAGCTCGCCAAGCGTGCTATTACGAGTGCGGTTGAGCAGGACAAGTTCTGGAGTGAGCAACTAGGCAAGGAGGAGTAATGATTGATATTGCGCGCTTTACCGTTCGGCTACAGTCGCCAGATCCGATCGAAAAGCCAATCGTTATGGAGCTAGCAATTGACCGAAGGCAGTGGCAAGAGTATGGATTCGACAGACTACCCAGAGGGCACGACAACCCTCTGGACTTCTGGGCACACAATGCTGCCCGTGAGCAACTGGACCAGCGTGACGCCGGCATTCGGCAGCTTTCCTACACCTTTATGCAAATGCTGCGCCAGGCGCTAGAGAAGCGCGACCCGGTTGACGGCTATTATCCTGGAGAACGCAATGTTTAGATATCTCAATTTGTTAAATCGCGTTATGCGTGACGGCGAGGACTGTCAGACCCGCAACGGCATTCGCCGCACCATCTATGGCGCCCAACTGCGCTTTGACTTAACCAAGTCATTTCCGCTGATCACGACCCGTAAGATTCCCTGGAAGAACCCGTCCACAGAGATTTGCTGGTTTTTGCGCGGCGACACGGATACAAAATACCTGCACGAGCACGACGTTCACATTTGGGACGCCAATGCGGACGCAGGGGGTTATGTGGGGAAGATATACGGCTATCAATGGCGCCATGGTTTCGGCGTTGATCAAATCGCCAGGTCCGTTCAAATGCTGAAGAAGAACCCGCGCAGCACCCGCAATGTGGTTACAGCATGGAATCCGGTCGACATGGACGAGATGGCGCTGCCGCCGTGCCACAAGGACATGCAGCTACACAGCGACGGCAAGAATCTCACATTGCAGTTCTCGATGAGATCGACGGACGCAATACTCGGACTGCCGACCAATATCGCCGGCTACGCCATCCTTGCTCACCTCTTCGCTAAGGTTGCTGGGCAGCGGGCGGTCGAGCTAATCTGTGACCTGGGCAACGTTCACGTCTATGAGCCACACTTTGCCGGCGCCCGGCTGCAGCTCGAACGAACGCCGTTGGTCTTGCCGACGTTTCGCATTGAAGGGGAAGTAGCGGAGGACTTGTATGGCGTCGACCCGGCACAGCTTGTCTTAGAGAACTATACTCACCACTCGCCAATCAAGTTCGGCATGGTGGCGTAGTGTTTTGTGTTTGACAGCGTTTTGCGCCGTGTGATAAGCTCTCATTACTACATTTTTCGTAGTACCATGCCAAGGAGGCTCACATGTTAGTATTTGAGGCACCCCTGTCTGTGTTGGTTGGACTGATCGTAGAGTATGAAATCAAGGGGCTTACCAGTGAGGCGAGAGGTTTGCGAGAGTTCGCGCGGCTGTCAGGAATCGAGATCGATGAGACCGACATCGAACACATAAAGGAGCAGGAGCGGCAAGCCCACCGTCTGCTCAGTGCATTCAGTCTCAATTAGAAGTGGATTATGCCAAGACAAAAGTATCGTGAAGACTATGAGGAGCTAGCCGAGGAGTTGGGCTGGCAGCTTATCGGGCAAGTGCCTCACTCGGTAACCGAGAAGACTAAGTGGATTTGTGTGAACGGGCATGAGGTAGAGCGCTCCTACAAGCGCGTCAAGGAGCGCGGGTGTGTTATCTGCAATAAGCACTGGCTAAAGAGTGAGGCGGACTACAAGAAGCTGGCGCAGATTCACGGCATAGAGCCGCCTTCCGAGATTCCTGCAAATGTGCGAGAACCGGCTGTCTGGAAGTCGGAAGACGACCAAGAAGTCATTATTCCATACCGCAATCTGCTCTTCCGCCAGCTTAGACTCTCGGACGGAGACCCCATTGACAAAGATGAGATCGAACACCTCCGCAGCGGAGATTTTCTCAAGTCTAGCCGCAGCAAAGGGCGCCGACCAGGCAATGCTGGAACTAATCGGCGCAATGATTCTATATGCGAGAATCAGAAGTGAGAACAACCAGAAATTCATGCGCATTCTCGAAGACGCGCACAAGTTCCTTACGGAAAAACTAAACTTAGGCAATATGTACGATAAGACTAGGTGATAAGTAGGCTGATCGCCCATTGACAAGAGAAATATCGTAAGTTATAATTGACTATCGGGGAGAAGCCAAAGCTCCCTAATGCGTTAGCTCGATACTCCTTTTATTGTGGACCCTAATGCATTCCTTTCACTAGGGCGGTCCCCTAACTCTCACACTCCTGGGGACCGCCCGCTGCCTTCTTCCGCCTTCGCTATCTCTCAGAGGAGCGAATGGCAACATCTATCGACCGCATCACGCAGTACATCATGCGTGAGCACAATATCTCCGACCGGCGTGTCGCCGAGCAAATGGCGCGTGAGGGTGAGCGGCGTGTGGCTGAACAGCAGCGCTATGCCCAACGCCGCGAGGAAGCGCTCAACACGCCCTATCACGACTGGCTCAAGCGTGAGTTCCCAGAAATGGACTGGGATAGTCCTGTATACGTAAAAATCATAGAGTATGTCCAGGCGGTGTTGGATGGGGAGATAACCCAGCTCATTATCAACATTCCGCCACGGACGGGAAAATCGAACCTGGTGACGATCCGTCTCCCGGTATTTTGGCTTTTGCGTTATCCAACAAACAAGGTCATTATCGGTGCATACAACAAGGATCTAGCCAAGAACTTTAGCGAGGAGTCTCTGAAAATTTATCAGGAGATAACGCCTCTAACGGTAGAGTCTAGTCTCGCCGATGAATGGTCTACTATCTACGGTGGGATGGTGAAAGCTATCGGCGTTGGAAGTAGCGTCGCTGGCTTTGGTGCTGACTGCCTAACTGCCGAAACACTGATCGACACGATCGCTGGTCCGGTATCAATAGAGGATCTTTGCGCCTACAAGAGTCCACCACTCGTCCTGTCGTATAATCAGAAGCTGCGCAAACCTGAGTACAAGGATATACTGGCTACGCGCGAGGTGAAAACCGAAACTCTGTGCAGAGTTTCCCTGAGCGATGGCTCCTTCTTTGCATGCACGCCGGAGCACCGGATATTTCTACCGGCAATTGGCGTCTACATGCCCGCTATGTGGCTGCAAAAAGGCTTTGAGCTACTACGAACTGACGGTAGAACAGAAACCGTCGAGAGCATTCTCGTTACAGAGGAGACTGACAGAGTCTTCGATTTGCAGATCGAGGATAATCAGAATTTCTTCGCCAATGGCATACTCGTCCATAACTGCTTGATCGCCGATGATCCAATCAAAAGCTATGCTGAGGCGCACAGCCCAACCTATCAGACCATGGTCTGGAACTGGTGGCTCAACGACTTGCGCACCCGTCGTAACCGCCTGAGCCAGACGCCGACCATTCTGATTCACACGCGCTGGACCGAAGAGGACCTAACTGGACGCATCCTGAGCTCCGCCACAGCCTCGCAGTGGACCGTGTTGACCATTCCTGCCATCTCCATCGAAGACGACCCACAGAAGGACGCTCTGGGGCGCCACAAGGGCGAGAGTATTCTACCTTCACGCCTGCCCATTCAGGATCTGATCACCATTGAGAATGAAATGGGGCGCGACTTCCAGGGGTTGTACCAGCAGAACCCGAAGAGCGAAGCCAGCTATACGATAAAGACCCAGCGCATTGAGGTCGTCGAGGAGGTGCCGGTGGCTGCCGATCGTGTGCGTTACTTCGACCGTGCCGGCAGTGAGGGCAAGGGCGACTGGACCGTGGGCGTGCTCATGGCGATTGACGACAATGGCTTTGTCTACATTGAAGACGTACTGCGTGGGCAGTGGGCGCCGGAAGACGTCGAGAAGCAGATTGAGCAGACAATCAAGCTTGACGCCTACAAGTATGCCGGCAAGTCGCGGCGCATGATGCAGTTCTGGATTGAGCAGGAGCCGGCCGCCAGCGGTAAGCAGGTCGCCTACGCCACGCAGCGCAAGCTCGCCGGGTACGAGGTCATGATTGACCGCCCGGGCGATAACAAGGACGTGCGCAGCCGCCCCTTCTCCGCCTACGTCAACGCCGGCAACGTGCGGATGAAGCGTGCCGAGTGGAATGCTGCCTATATCAAGGAGCTGTCGCTCTACATCGCCTTCGGTAAGCGTGAGCATGACGACCAGGTTGACGCCAGTAGTGGCGCTTACACGAAGTTGACAATTGAGCGCATGGTGGTTGAATCGCGTTGACTTTACCAGGAATTCATGGTATCCTTAAGACCTCCTTGGTCGTGCTTCAGATTGACCTCGGCGAGCAAGCTTGTATTTCTTGCTCGCCAAACCTATCCCTTTTTCCCGTTTGACAGATTGCTCTATAAATGATAAAATTTCTGTCAGAAAGGACAAAAGCCCATGAAGGTCGTAGAGTTAATTTTCACCGACGAAGAATTCAATGCATTGCTCCGATTATCAACTCAAACCGTCTTTGATCCCGCCATGTACAAGGCGATCGCTCGCAAAATCATTCTTGAAGAACTCATCCTGAACAGCTTGCTCACCCAGGAGTGCGTCATGAAAGGCGCCCTCACCCTTCACTTGACGCCTGAGCCGAACGACGAGGCGCAGAAGGTCCGAGAGTTAGCAAAGAAGATTAACGGGGTTGCCAAAAACGTCGTTGGCGGTCAGTTGAAGGTTCCGGCGAAGGTGCGTGGCGGCAAGGAGTCACAGTCGTATGCGGTACTGAAACACTTGCTCAACAATATGGTGGACTCTGGTCGATTCTACCAGTTCACCTCGGGCGACGTGGCGGATGGCATGGGCATGGACGAGAAGGCGGCGTACAGTGCGCTGAACAACCTGGCTACAGCTACGGTGCCCTGGTTGGACCGTGGTAAGTCGGACGATTCAGGTCGGGTGTCCTGGTCCTTCACGCAAAAGGCGAAGGACTGGCTGGCGAAGAATGGCAACAAGTTATTTGAAGCGGGTATATGGGAAGGGAGTGATAGTGGATAGTTTTTCTTGCATTAAGCCGGATTGGTGGATTCGGCACATGGCTTTAGAGCAAATGATGATTACGCCTTTCGTGGAAAAACAGGTCCGCGAGGGCGTAATTTCTTATGGGCTCAGTAGTTTTGGCTACGACCTGCGCGTGGCGGACGAGTTCTTGATCTTCACGACAGCGACGGGCGAGCTGACCGTGATTGACCCGAAGGTACATAACGAGCGCAGTATGGCAAAGTTCCATGGCCCGGTCTGCATTATTCCGCCCAACAGCTTTGCCCTGGCGCGCAGCGTGGAGTATTTTCGTATGCCACGCAACGTTCTGGGAATATGCCTTGGAAAATCAACATACGCAAGGACGGGCATCATAACAAATTTCACGGCATTTGAACCGGGCTGGGAAGGACACGTCACCATCGAAATCTCGAACACGACGCCCCTGCCGGCGAAGATATACGCCAACGAGGGAATTGCCCAGTGCTTATTCTTCGAGGGAGACCAGCCGGAAGTGTCCTACGCTGACCGCAAGGGCAAGTACCAGGCGCAGACGGGCATTACCACGGCGAGAATATAGGAGGAGATATGTTATTTAGGGAATTGGAGCCAGGGGAAGTATTTGTTTTTGGAAGCGAAAATCATCCTGGGCCATCTAGGATGATGGAGACGCTGGGTGAGACTACAGCCATTGGGGACTCAGGTGAGATCGCCAAGCCGCACTACTATGATCACCCTACTATATGGGGCTTGCAGGCGGTCGACGTGATTCAGGACTTCTCTTACAACAAGGCGACGGCAATGGGCTATATTTGGCGGGCCGGTCGGAAGCCTGGCGAGGACGAGGTGAAGGATCTGAAGAAGGCACGCAATCACATTGACTTCGAGATCGCGCGTATCGAACGACTGCGCAGCCGGTCTACCAATAAGGCTTGACGCGGTCGGTATCCTTGGGTTGATTCGGCACGTTGCGTCTGTGTAGAGCGCTTTCGTAGCAAGCTACGGTTATAATGTAAGCACAGAGCAGAACGCCGAGAGCTATGTCGTACATGATTCTATTGTAGCACAAGTTTCAAGTAAACTCCATAGCACTGCGCAGTGAGAGGCGCGGCTAGGGGGATAGTGAAAAGGAATGCAAAGTGAATAAGTTTTTACCCATGCTCGCGCTTGCGACACTTGCCCTATTCGGCTCGTGGACGGCAAGCGGGCAGACCATCCCACAGAACGATCAATACCTGCCGATTGTGGCGGTTGCGCCGCCAACGGCTACATCGACCCCAACGCCGCTGCCAACCAATACCTCGACACCGCATCCAACCCAGGAATCTACGAGCATGCCTACACCGACTGGCGAGCGAACTCCCGATCCATTCTTCTTTATCTGCGACCATGACGCGTACAACTGCTCGGATTTCGACACTCAACCAGAGGCACAGCATGTATTCGCGTACTGCAAGATCGTCGCAGGGTTCGATGTTCACAAGCTCGACTACGACAAGGACGACATAGCCTGTGAAATTCTACCACCTTGGGGGCAGCCATGAACCCATTTGTAGAATCAGCGGAAGCAGAGAGACAGTATCACGAGGTCGCCAATATCTTTCCACTCATGCAGGGTGCAGAGTACGAAGGGCTGAAGGAAGACATAAGAACCAATGGTCTCCTTGAGCCGGTCTGGCTTCACCCGGAAAGCCACACGATCGTCGACGGCCGCAACCGGCACCGGGCCTGCGTCGAGCTTGGCATTTCGCCAAAGTTTCGCTATTGGGACGGAAAGGGAAGCCTGGTCGGATTTGTGGTGTCGCTAAATCTGAAGCGCCGGCATTTGACACCAAGTCAAGCATCTATGATTGGCGCAGACATTCTGCCGATGCTAGAGGAGGAGGCGCATAAAAAGCAGTTATCCACACTGAAGCAGAATGCCGCCACCGTTGAGGCAAATTTGCCTCAACGGTCAGGGGATAGAGCTCAACAAGCTCGTGACCAAGCGGCAGCGATTATTGGCGTTAGTCCTCGAAGCATACAGGATGCGAAGACGGTTAGGAAGCAAGGAAGCGATGAGCTTGTTCGGGCTGTCAAGGAAGGGCACGTTGCCGTCAGTACAGCCGCCATCATTGCCCAGGCCCCCCCGGAAGACCAGATCGTTATCGTAGCTCAGGGTCCGAAGCAGATTGTTGAGGCGTCTAAGAAGATTCGCACGAAGAAGTCGGCGGAGAAACGAGCTGAACGAGTAGAGAAGATTAACAGGATATCGCAGGGAAACAAGCCGTTGACAGAGGTGGTAAATCGACTATACCCCGTCATATACGCCGATCCGCCGTGGGAATACGATCATAGTGAGACGGAGAGTCGGGAGATCGGGAATCAATATCCAACCATGAGCGTTGACAAGATTTGTTCTCTCCCGATCGACAAAGTTGCCGCACCAGATTGCGTACTCATTCTTTGGGCAACTAGCCCTAAGCTCCTAGATGCCATGCATGTCATTGAGTCGTGGGGGTTCACCTACAAGACATGCATGGTGTGGGACAAGGAAGTTATGGGAATGGGTTACTACGCCAGGCAGCAGCATGAACTTCTACTCTTTGCGACCAAGGGTTCGCTACCCGTCCCAGAAGATAAAAACAGACCTCCTTCTGTTGTCCGTATACGAAGAGACAAGAAACACAGCGCAAAGCCAGAGGAGTTCTATGGAATCATAGAGAAAATGTACCCGGAGTATGACAAGATAGAACTCTTTGCTCGCAATCGGCGCGATGGCTGGGAGGCATGGGGGAACCAGGCATGAACAAGCTAGAAAGAAAGGTGGAGGCAAGGCAGAGCAGAAATGAAGCTAAGTTCTTTGCCAAAACTGTCTATGATAGGGCGAGATGTCGCTGTGAGATTTGTGAATTCTACTGTCCATTTACCGGCGAGATACACCATATCGTACCTGTTAAGGATGGCGGTGATGGGTTGCCGGATAATCTGATTCACCTATGTCCTAATTGTCATAGGGTAGTTGAGAAGATTAGTTTCCTGCTGGAGAAGCAACCATTTTACGAGAACCCTTACTTGGACGACTGGCTATGCGACAACTATACGGAAGATCGGTTGGGCATGATCAGATCGCTTGTTATGCAAGAAGACTTCAGGGAGGCGGCCGAGCGTGAGTAACATAGTTCACAGTTTCAACGAACAGCTTGCCTATAGTGAGCGGGCGAGCTGCGAACCGTTCTGGGATGCAGTTTACAAGAAAGCCTTCCCCAACCTTGTGAACCACATGATGTGCAAGGGAGATACTGCTAGCCAGCGCATGGGCGTAGATAGAATTCTATATCTAGCAAACGGTCTTACCGTTGCTATAGATGAGAAGAAACGCAAGAAGGACTATGGCGATATCTTACTGGAATATGTGTCTGTAGATACGACTGGTGCTCCTGGGTGGATGGCGAAGGACCTAGCCATTGACTATCTCGCATACGCCATTATGCCAACCAAGAAATGCTATCTATTTCCATGGCATATACTGAGACGCGTCTGGTTGGCGCGCGGTCAGCAGTGGATACAGTGGGGTCAGGAACGCAAAAAAGGATTCTCTTTGTCCACGTCGAAGAACAAAGGGTACGTTACCAGAAACGTTTGTGTACCAATCGATATCATAAAGAGAGCGCTTGAGGCTTATTCCCTGATAGATGTCTCGACAGAACTATCTGAGTGGAATGATCCCGGGAAAGATAGCTCTGAATAACTGTTGACAAGTCTACTTTTGTGTCAACGCTGCCAGTGATACTGAGATTGGGACGATTTGGCACTATTTCCTATACGGCTAACCGTATAGGAAATAGTGATCAGCTTAATTAAATGGTCCTTGTATCAAGCCGTAGGTTGGTATAAAAAGAAAGTTATGCCAACCTATTTTAAGGAGTAAAAAATGTCGCTAATTGAAGCGCGTTGGATAGCTCATATCGTGCGCGAAGCCTATGAGCAAGGCGAGATCCGCACATTGGCAGATTGCAAATTCATTTTCGACACAATGGGCATCACCGAGATACTAAGCGAATGGATAGGCGCAGTGGAGGATAAGTCATGAGAAAAAAGCAGCCATGGGCGCTCAATACCAGATATACCTGCCCGATCCTAATGCTCTTGCAGAGCTGGCTATTGCGCCAGAAGTGGGAGTTCAGGGAGGATGACGGCTGGCGTCTACTGGAGTCGCCCTACGTCATTGCCCGCTGCCTGGCGCCCGTGTGGATGATCAATGCGGAGTACAGGTTTTGGAATCGCTTTATATACCTGATTGCCTGGACTAGAAGCTTGAAGGCGCGGTTGAATAGCTTTTGAAAGTGGCAATTTTCGCGAGCAATTTAGGAGCAACTTGTGCTGTGTGATAACTGCAATCGATCCGAAGTATACGCCAAGAATCGCTGCAACGCCTGCCTGCGCTACTATAACCTGCACGGCGTGGAGCGACCGGCAAAGCTCTACACAAAGATCCTCGGTCGTCACCAGAAAAACAAACCGCGCTGGTGCAAGAACTGCGGGTCGCCGGAACTGGTGGCAAACCTGCGTTGCGGACCCTGTCACAACTATCACCGCCGCAACAAGAAGGAGCGCCCAAGGCACCTGTGGGACCCGGAGTACACATGCAAGACCTGTAGCGTCCCCCTGGCGTCCGTCGAGCACTCTCGGTCAGGCTGGTGTGACCCATGCTATCACTTTGTAAAGCTTGGGCAGGAGCGACCGCGCCACTTGTGGGGTATCGGACGCTACGGCTGGTGCGAGTGCGGATTCCCTGCCGTTAGCTTTGTTGAAGATATGCCGGTATGTCAAAGGCATAGTGAGAAAACAGATAGGATAACAGTATGAATCAAAGTGAAATGGATAAGGCGACCGAGATAACCCTGCAGTCGCTTGAGATCATGTCGAAGCCGCAGGTCATGGAGGCGACGGCTAAGCTGTATCGCCGGCTGTACAAGGCGCTGCTCGACCAGGACTTCACGGGAGACCAAGCGATACAGATTGTTGCCGGCGTTAAGACGGTCGGAGGTGGTCGGTGAGCGGGCAGGCGACAGTTCCATTCGGTGAGCTTGAGGTTGGCAGGTTCTTCCGAATGAACGACGAATGGATACGTGCTGGAGGCGGATCGGACGCTGCATACGTATGGCGGAAGGTTGAGACGACGTTTGTCGGAAGAGACCTGTTTTACAATGCCGATAAGTTTGAGAGAACCGACCTGAGTGCGCCAATTATGGCTACTCGGTTCTGGCTTGACATTGAGGTCGTTCCTTTAGGAAAAGAAGTAGAGGAGATTTATGAAAGAAGCAAAACGGGCGTTTGAAGCTTATCGCACGGAGGTTGGCGGACTCGCCTACGACGGTACAGTCATTCCAGAGTGGCAGGACCTGCGTCCGCATATCAAGGCGGGCTGGGAGGCTGCAGCGAAGGCAAGCTTTACCATGCGCTCCCGATATGAGATCGAGCGGCGCTACGAGGGCTTACTGAAGCTCTTCGTTGAGTCTGACAAGACGACGGACGAGAGCGTGTACCTGTACCAACGTCTGGACACCTTGCTCTGGGTGCTGCACCCTAGTGAGGACGACCACGCCGGTAACAGAGAGTTGCTGACGAGTATCTTGTTTGAGGAGAAGCGAGTTCATGAACAGTCAAATATCGATACAGGAGTTGAAGGCACTGCTGGAGAAGGGCGACGATCGGATCTTTATTCCAATTGTGGTTGTGCCGGATGTGGAGGGTCCTGTGGAGCCGCCAAAGCCACCGACGCCGACGAACTGGGACCCGCGCTTAACTGTGCGGGGAGCCACGCTTGAGTTAGCGAATCCGGCGCCAGGATCGGACTACTGGAAGCTCGTAAAAGCCGTCTGGATGGACGAAAATGAGTCAGGTGGGCGTCACCATATCTTTGTGGAGTTACTGGACAAGGCGGGGCGCAGGGTGGTCGGAGAGAAGATTCGTGTGTCATGGGGAAATGCCTTTGTCGACATGAAGACGGAAGCCAAGCAAGGTGAGCCGTGGGCTGCCAACTTCGACATGTACGCACCGGCGCCGGCATACAATGCCGCACCAGTTGGTCTCGCCGATAAGGTCAATGGCATGGGGTTGGGCAGCATAGAGCAGCCCCGCTACAATATCCACACGAGCTATGGGCTGACTTGGCAGTGGACTGAGGCATAATGCGACCGCGAGTAAGATCTGACGATCTGGCGCGCGACTTGGGCGAGCTGTACGGAAGAAGCCTGACGCGGCGCCAGACGGAGGTGTTGCTGCTTGTCATGGCGGGGCACACCTATCTCAACGATATTGCGAGGAAGTTAACAATCTCGCGATCGGCGACGGCCGGACACATTTCCACGATCTATGCAAAGACGGGCGCTAACAACTTGACCGATCTGGTTCTTATGCTGTACGGGGCGATAGAGTGTCCGGGAAATCTGCATCCCATTCGGGAACGCCTTGGCTTGGCTACGCGCACTCAGAAATCAGAATGACCCAGACCCAGCCGAACTTGCCGCCTTCCGCCACGGCAATGCCCACTTCGGTCTGGCGCACAAAGAAGGCGCTCTTCGTGCCGTCGTTGTTTCTGGCAAACAAGTGGACGCTGTGACTCGGACTACCTGCCAGGGCATTATAAATTGGTTGCATATCGGGACTGCCGCCACCAAGACTCTCAATATTATTGCCGTCAACCACATAATCATTGGGCAAGCGACAGCCACGGGACTCGGCATAGCTGTTTGCGCAGACCTTGCCACCCGGATCGCAGTGTGCCCAATGGTCTGTGGCTACGAGAGATTGCGCTCTAGCCTTCGCTGCAGCCACAAGGGAGCGGTTACAGCGCATGATGGTACGATGCTGCCGACTATCCGCCTTCAGGCGATTGTAGAACTGTAGGGCGCCCTCAGAGCCAAAACAAACGGCATCGTCAGAGAGCGGCGCGCCGGAGACTGCCGGAAGATAGTTGTTGTAGGCTAATGGCAGTGGGACATTGAGGGGTGACAAAAAGCCGCGGGGTTGCGGCTTACTTTCCGGGATAATGCACGAAGCTAGGAAGAAAAGTGCAAAAGCAAGATAGACACGAGCCAAAAGAGTGCGACGACAAACAGTATCCATCTCTGAACCTTATCCTCGAACACGTTAACAATTGCTTCTGCCGCTGACAGGTGCTGTCCGTCTTGTCGGTCTCACGCTGACCTACTGCAGAACCTTGTTGACTCTTGGCGCGCCTTAAATTCCTTATTGCAATTCTCGCATGTCTTAATCATATCGTTAACCTCCGATACAATTGTAGCACACAAGTCAGTTCGTTGCAACTTGGATAACCACCTATCCACCAGAGGTGAAAGTGACCGTGTATTCAAAGGAAATACTGTCGGCCGAAGCCACGTTGATCGCAGAAAAGACACTCCGATCAAAAAGAACCCCCGTCCCAGTTGCGGAGGCGGAAAAAAGCCCATGCTCCGTGATCGCGGCGCTAGCGTCGAAGGTAACAGTCCCGGCGCTCTTGAGCTGGTGGGTTGCCGGCTCCGTCTGCGTCCCTGTGGCGCGCGTGCTGTCGGGGTCGAGCGCGGTCGTGGACTCCGTAATGAGCGCTGTCTGATTCGCTGCCTCCGCTGTCGTTCCCGTACCGACGCCGTGGTACTTCATATTTTCGAGCTCGACAGTATTCTGCCAAGCGTCGACTATGAATGCTACCCCAGCGTCTGTCACCACGCGTCGACTGACAACACCATAGTCCACCCAGCCCTGACCCCGATTGACCTTGACTGCCAACTGACTGGTAATCGTCGGTACGCCGGTCACCTTCGTAAACAGCTTGGCGGCCGCTACTGTGATAACGCCCCAGATATAAGTCCAGCGCAGGGCGTTGCGCACGCGCCAGGACAATGGCGCAACAGGTCGCTTGATTTTTCGGGCATGTAAAACGCCGCCCATGCGTGCTTGACCAATCATGAATGCTCCTCGCACTAAGAATATTTCCGCTTTGATCAAGCATAGCAGTCGAACAAGAGCCTTCCTATCCCTTAGAATTCGGGGTTTTTCGAGGACAGCCGAAGGATCTTTGCGCCAATTACGATAAAAAGATATAACGACAGCTTTCTTTAAGGTTGCATTCATGGTACAATGAGGTAGTCACGCCCACACCGCCTCGGTTGGGCGTGCTTTGTTTTCCGGGAGAAGAATAGTGCCATATCGCTGGTTCGTCGCAGAGGTCCGTATAATAGAGTGGGTCTCTGCCCTCTTCGCATTCCTGTGGGGAATTTGGTTCTGCGTTGGCATGGTCGACTATGATCGTCCTGCCTATGAGCTCATGGCAGCGATTGCGCCATACTGGGTATGGGGTGGTATCGTTGCCAGCTACGGACTTGCTCTCGCAATTTGCCTCTATAAAGAGTACAGAAAAGTGAGAAAGCGAGTTCTAAGAAGCCTCTTTCTGATTTGGTTGGGCGTCGGGCTATGCCTTGGGCTGCCCAATCCGTACTCCAGTGGATTCTTTACCTACTTCTACGTCGCAACAATCCATGGAATAGCTTATATTCGTCTGGTGAACCGAGATGGTCCTAAATAGTGATGTTGTCACTGTAATCGCAATTGTCGTTGCAAGCTTTTCCTTGCTGCGCTGGCTCGAAAGCCGCCTCGGTCATCGTATCGGCGAGTCCGAACAGTCGCTTGTGCATGAGCAAAAGATCGCCGAGCTCAAGCAAGATATGGATGAGCAAAGAGAGCGCTACGAGAGTATTAAGCGCGCCGACGACGAGCGTATCCATGCCCTTGAGGGCAGGGTAACTTTTTTGATCGAAGAGCTACAAAACAAGGGCATTCGCGTGCGCGATCTGGAGAAGGTGATTGCTGAGAAGAGTATGAATAGTCCGTCGCTCAGGCTCATGGAGGAATCAGCCTCCGGTAACGACCTGCTCGTCGTCTGTGGCGACACCGCCATGTGTGAGCTCGATCGAAGAGCGCTACGCCGTGCCAACGTGCGTTTCAAGCGTACTGTCAACGCCACGAAGGCAGAGATTGTATCTGAGCTGCGCAGGCATCGCCAGGACAACAATATGTACAAGTGGATGCACGTCTCCTCCCACGCGAACAAGGAAGGCGTTCACCTGGTCGACGGCATTGCAGAGCCGGCTTGGTGGAATGAGAACGTGACCGGCGTTGATGTGATCTTCCTGGCTGCCTGTCAGACCTCTGCTGTCGCCGATGAGCTGGCTGGGCTGGCTTGCGTTGTCTTCGTCAAGGAGGACATTGACACGCAGGACGCCGCCGACTTCACCTACGCCTTCTGGCGCCGTATGAACGAACACGGCGACCCAAGACGAGCCTATGCGCAGGCGGTCAAAGAGGTGCCACAAGTGGACGAGTACACAGACATTCGGACGGGGTAACATGCTCATTGGACTCTTGCGAGACGATAAGGACGGCAGCCAGTTCAAGCGATTGCGCGCCCAAGGCTGCACCATTATCGAGGATAGTTTGGAACGCGTGCGTGATCGACTGTCCCCCGGCGATACAGTCGTGGTCACTGCACTCGATCGCCTGTACATGCAGGAAGATAAGCTCTACGAGTTTATCCGCTTTGTCCTAGAGAAGCGCCGGGCTAATCTTCGTGTACTTGACGGCAATCTGGACACGGCTGGTCCTTTTCGCGAGTATACCCTGAACTTCCTCAAGCGTATCGATGAAGCTGCCGCGTCCGTGCGTGTTGAACGGAAACGGCACTTTATCGATCAATTGAAGGAGAATGGCAAGCTCGGCGGACGACCCAAGGTAATGAGTCGCGAGCGCTTTCTGCGCGCTTATCACTACGTCGAAAGTGGTCAGGTGACCGAGCGTGGGCTAATATTTTTGCTCGGTATTCATAGGGCAACTTACTACCGTTGGAAGAAAAAAGTGCTTGGTAGCGAGACATAATATACAGTACTTGATTTTCTGTCGGTTATAGCCTACAATCTTACTGTGAGAGTGTGAGAATGTAGGTGTGAAGGGAATGCATATATGGCGTCTCAGTACGAGGACACGCGCGACCTAGTCGCTGCCGTGGACACAACGTCGCGGCTTGCCCCGCAGCCGACGATCGAAGAACCGCAACTTACCGGCATCCGCGTCAACCCAATCTTTATTTCAGAGCGCGTCTACCCGTGGTGGAGCAGGCAGCGCGACAAATTTCTGTGGGAGGCGTTGTTGCGCAGCGACATTCTTCTCTCCACCACTAACGTGACCTCGTCCCGCCTCTTCTCGATTCCCGTTGGCGTCATGCCGCGCGATAAAGAGAACAAGCGTAATCGTGACTTAGCTTATTGGTCGAGCGCTCTCCTTCGCCTCGCCTTTGCCCGCGAAATGCTGCCCTTCATTATCGACTGGCAGACGCAGGACAACGGCGCATTTGCCGAGATCATCGGTGGCGGCGACCCCTCTGGACCGATTGAGCCAACTCTGGTGCCAGGCACAAAGACCTACCTGTACGGGCTTGGACTGCGTCACCTTGATAGTCAAATGTGTCTCGATCGCACAACCAGAGTGATGCTCGAAGACGGGTCAGTAATTCCAATTATTGATATCGTGCGCGGACAGATGAAGGTTAGCGTAATGTCGCTCGGCCCGGACGGAAACCTTGAGCCAAAGCCGGTTGTTGGCTGGCATGAGTCGCGCCTTGGCGACAGAAAGTGGCTGAGAATAAATCTTGCCCATTCACTGTACAGAGGGAATGGTAGACAGGAGGGCATCACAGTTACCAACGATCATGAAATGTTAACAACAAGCGGATGGGTTAGAGCAGAGGATTTAACCACCGAAAGCAGAATCGCGACCCCATTTCCTGATTTTACAAAGTCGCAGGCAGAGCTCATGGTTGGTACGGTTCTTGGCGACGCCTTCATTGGTCGTCAGTACAACTCAGGAAAGTCGTGCTTGCAATTTATGCATGGAAGAGTTCAGGAAGAGTGGATGGCGATTAAGGAGCGCTATCTTCGCGACTTCACCTTCTCGCGAAGACTACATAAAACGTGCGTTGGAACCCAGTCGCTCAATACTCCCAGCCTGGGAGATTGGCGGGAAATGTGGTATCCAGACGGAAAGAAAATCGTCAATCGGCAGCTTGTAGAAGCACACTTTGGCCCAAGAATGCTGGCTGCCTGGTACGCCGATGACGGTAGAATGATAAAGAAGCAGAACAACTGGGGACGGCCAGGCGGAGAAATTGCAGCAATGTCGTTCGATCCAGAGGATGTAGACTGGCTGTGCGATATCATGTGTTCCGCTGGGATTCGGTGCAAGACGGTGTACAGTCATGACAAACGTACCGGGAGGACGTATCCGCAGATTCGCATTAGCGCTGACGGAATGGCCGCTCTTGCCGCTATGGTTGGTCCATATATTCCGCCATGCCTACGCTACAAACTCCCGGACAATGCGCCAGCCTACGACCCTTCCCTGTGGGAACCAGAGAAGTCACCGATTTACTACGATAGGGTGATCTCGGTAGAACAGGTGTACAACGGCGGTCAAGCCGCATCATTCTGTATTGATGTCATGGATAATCACAACTTTGTTGCCGCCAACATGATCGTACACAACTGTACTCGATCCGGCGATCCAGAGTATCCCGTGATCTTTGAGACGCGCGACAAGAAGGGCAAGTATCACCGCTACAAGCTGCACCGCACGCGTGTTCTTTTTACCTCGCAAATGCCAAGCCCGCGCTTCAACATGTTTGGCGTTGGCGTCTCGGCGGTAAGCCGCTGTATCTCCAACGCCCTCCACCTAACCGACATCTCCGTACTAAAAGAGGAATGGCTCGGCGCACGACCGGTCAGCGAAATCGTGTTTGGGCGTGGCTTCTCGGTTGACGACCTAGCTGACGCCTTCGCCAAGGCTGATCTCAAAGCGGACGCCGAGGGCTTAACCCGCCACTCCAAGCTTGCCTACATTGGTATCCGTGGCGCACCAGAGCTGATTCGGGCTGCCTCGATTGAACGCATTCCTCTCAAGCGTCTACCGGAGGGGTACGACGAGGAGACCAGCGTCAACATTGGCATTAACATTGTCGCCATGGGCTACGGCTTTGACCCACGTGAGTTGTGGCCGGCGACCGTGCGTGGCGCCACCAGGGCAGACGCCGAAGTGAGTCACCTTAAGACCATGCGCAAGACGCCTGGCGTGTGGGTAGAGAGCCTAACGACGGAGCTGGGCGAGAAGTGGGTGCCCATGTCCTGTCTACCCTCCTTTGATCAGCAGGACGACGAGCAGGATCGCATTAAGGGCGAGCTACGCAAGCTGCGCGCAGAAGAGCTGCAGATTCGCCTTGAGTCCAAGCAGATTAATGCCGTAGTCGCCTTCCAGACCATGCTTGATGCCGGCGACATTAACGAAGCCCAGTACGCCTATCTGGTCAAGCACCACGAAGAGCAAGAGGCGAAAATGGAGGAGCAGATGGCGCAGGCGACGCCGGATATCGTCGGCTCCACCAACCAGCCTAACGCTGCCCAGACCGAGGAAGAGAAGAAGATTCTGCGGGAAGCACAAGACTTTCTCGACGATCAGTATGCGCGCAAGAATATCCAGCCGGTTACGTTTTCAGTGAACGGAGCTGCCCATGTCGAATCTCTTGAGTAAACGGGAGATGGAAGTCTCCCTGCTAGTCGCTGCCGGCTACAGCGACGTACAGATTGCCAGGGAGTTGACCATAACCGCCCGCACAGCGCAGGAATACGTCGCGAGGATCATGGAGAAGACCAGAACGCCTAATCGGACCTCAGCGGTTGTGTCGCTGCTTATCGACGGTCACATTAACACGTCCTCAGTCAATCTGCTCCGAAAAAACCCCGAATTCTAAGGGATATCAATAGATTCCCCCTCCTGCTATGCTTTCAATATATAGGAGGGGGATTTAATGTCAGTCGGTAGCTTCTTCAGTAATCTTGAGATAGACCTTGGCTTCCAAAAGGACTGCTTGTCAATGCGCAAGGCAGCCGATGGCAACTATCTCTTGATGTGCCAATACTCGAATCGCTGGCGCGACCGCGACACGTTTGCTCACCCAAAAGGTGGGGAGATTGTGACGCGGGAGGCCCATGAGCGCTACATGCGCTGGCTCGACGACAACCCCAACAAAGCGCCCGAACTCTGGTCATTGCACTTGCCCGGTACGCAACGCAAGAACATTGCGCACTGGTGGGGCTTTGACGGCAACTTCGCCTTTGCGGAGTTCAAGCTAACGCCAGAGGAGGCGCTTGGCGTCAAACGGTTTGTCTCTATCTACGAACCAGGACTCAGTCACGGCTTTTTTGTGCTGAAGTACGACGCGGACGAAGGTCTCATTCAGGAGTATATCACCTACGAGATCTCTATCTTGCCATTGGAGATGGCGGCAAATCAATGGACCAGCTTCGAGCTGATCGAGAAGGAGCTAACGAAACACATGTATCTATCAGACGCACAACGTGCAGCCCTCGTGGCTATGCACGGCGAAGACTACGTCAAGGAGTTCGAGTCGAAGTCGCGTGACTTCGCAGAAGTCCTTGATCGTGTCGGTATCGACACGAAGGGGCTAAAGTCGTCTGTTCAGTCAGACGTAGCCGAGCGGTTAGCCAAGAAGGAAGAAGTCAAGGAAGAGCCAAAGACGGAAGCCGTGGCGACCGGCAATGTGACCTTGGCAGCCTTCGAGGCGCTGCAGAATGACCTGCTGGGCGCCCTACAGCGCCTACAGGAAACCTTGGGCGGCGACATTAAAGCGCTCAAGGGCTTGGTCGAAGAACAGGCTGAGCGAATCGACGAATTGGAAGGCACGATCGAAGAGATCGAAGTGGACGACGAGGACAAGGTAGCCCAGAAGGCTTCCGCCGCGCCGCGCTCTATCTTTGCTAACTTCATGCCTGCCTCTGTCATTGGACAGGACGACACTGAGCTGGACACCACGGACAAGAAAAAACTCAAGGGTCCGGCTGAGGCAAAGACACGCAAGCAGGGCAGTCACATGCTCGCTGGTATTTTCGGAGGGCTAAACAATGAAGACGAAGAGTAAGAAACGCCAGGCGACCGCCAAGCACCGCAACATGATGCAGGAAGTCGTCGAGGCGCAGATTGCCCTCCTCGAAGAATACATCCTGTCCGGTGAAGTGGCGGAGTCAAGCAAGAGCAAGAAGCGCAAGAGCTCCGGCACCCGAAATAACGGCGTGCGGACAAAGCACACCCTTGGCACGCTTGCTTCAACCACGCTGCACCGTCCCATGTACGAACAGGCGTTCTTCCAGGACTGCGAACTTGACGCACAGTTGATGAGCTTGATCATCCAGCCGGAAGATAGCATTGTCAACATGATCCCGGTGTTCCCGAACAACAACCTGGAGCAGAAGTTCGGCTTCATGACCGCCCACGGTGTCTTTGACGCTAGCGGCGGTGAAGAGCCGGACACTGCTTGTGAGCCTTGTTTGGTTGTCGACGACGAGCATGACTTCCTGAAGTTCTCCTATCCCTACGGTCGCATTTGTCGCCGGGGTAAGACATTGGAAGTAAACGAGCTCGTGCGCCGCGCCTGCGCCCGTCAGTACGACGACTTTTACTTTGTCGGCGACCTGAGCTTGGGCGGCAACGCCTTCAATGCACCGTGGGAAGACGCCCGCGCTGACCGCGATATCGTGGTTCAGTCGGCTGTTGCCCGCCAGCTCTGGAACATTGGGCGTCGCATGCAATTGTGGTTCATGGAGAAGGTTTGGACCGGTGACCCGGCGAACAACGACGGCGACGCCTATAAGGAATTCCATGGCTTGCTGCGCTTAATCTCCGACAGCTACGGCACCGTCTCCAGCCCGATTACGGTCGATGTCATGACGACGGCTGCCCGCGCCACGGCTCTGAATAGCCTGATCATGGACTTCGGTAGCAATTGTGTCGGCGCCGGCGTCAGCCTCTACGAGTACCTGGAAGAGATGGAAATGGTGCTGCACGAACGCGCACGGCGCTTGCGCTTACTCCCGGTCGAATGGGGCATCTTCATGCCAAGTACGCACTGGGACGAAATCACCAAGCACTTGCCCTGCGAAATGGCTGGGCTCGGCTGTGGCTTGCCGCTCAATACGGCGGCTACCCAAACCAGCATTGTGCTCAACAGCCCTGGTGGCGACTTGTTCACCTTGTCCATGCGCGAGCAACTGCGCAACAGTCGGGCGATCACCTTGAACGGTCGTACCTACCCGATTTACACGGACGACAACTTGCCCTATACCTACGACAGCGGCGCCAACAGCTACACGGGCGATATCTTCTTTATCCCCTTCACGGCGGCTGGACAACCGGTGTTGTACTTCGAGCACATTGACTACAGCAAGATTGACCAAGAGTTGAGTGCGCTGCCTGGCAGCTTCACCGACGCCTTGGGCTGGACTGACGGTGGTCGTTACCACCACGCCTTTACCATGGAGCGCTGGTGCTTCGAGGTGCAGACCAAGGTTGAGCCCCGCCTGATCTTTAAGGCGCCGCACTTGGCTGGTCGCATTGAAAACGTTTGCGTGACGATCCTATCCGGGTCGGTACGTGAATTGTGGAAAGAAGGCGACGGCACCTTGACTGGTCAGCTCGTGAAGAACGCGGCGCTCGCCCCTAACGGCGGCGTGATTGGAGCCTAACCATGCCAGTATATAACCGACGAACACTGAGCCCCGTGCTCAACGAGGACGTGGTCGTTAAGACCGTCACCCTCAGTCTGGATACCAGTGCCTACACCAGCGGCGACGTGCTGGCTGATACCCAGGAGATTGCCGACGCCATGTTTACGCCTGGCGGCACCGGAGAGATCCAAAGTATCAACGTGCTCGACAAGGACGATCAGGGTGTTGAGATTGACTTGGTTTTCCTGAAGACCAACGTCGCCCTCGGCACCGAGAACGCTGCGCCGGCTATCACCGACACGAACGCCGCTCAGATCCTGGGCATCGTCAATGTGCCGGCTGCCAAGCAAATCGACTTTGGCGGCGCCCGCATGGCGAACCTCAACGACCTGAACCTGCCTGTCTCCGCTGCCAGCGGATCGAAGTCGATCTTCGTGGCGGCTGTTACCCGTGGCACACCGACCCACACGGCGGCAGGTGTCGTCTTGTACGTGACCATTCGCCGTAACTAGCTTTATCCCTTTATCCTCTTAAAGCAAAACGACCATAGATCAACTGATCTATGGTCGTTTTGCGCTTGCACATCACACTATATGATTTTATGTAAAGGCTAGCCGGTCAGGCTTTCCGTATTACCAACTACTTCGATCTAGGCGCCTCCACTAAGAACTGTTCTGGGTGAGCCTCAATAGCCTTTGCTACGATATCATCCGGTAAATGACCTTGATCTTGATCGAATAGATTTACAAGCACAAGGCGAATATCACCCTTTCCAGCACTGCGAGCCTGCTTCGCTTGCACCGTATAAGCCTGATGCCCTCCGGTGCCATGATTGAAATACTTGGCATAAAAAAGGCTGAACAGAATCTCTTGCAATTCTCTACGCGCATAAGCTGTTGCCATAACCCTCCTTAGAAGTAGCACATGCGATCTAGTCGCACATGCGCCCGATCAACCACACCATGCCCAATGAAGACCGCCAACCAGAACAGCAGAATTGTGCCTTGCAGGTAAGGATACTGGATACCGATTTGATAGAACGACAGCATGGGCAGCCAGTAGAGATAGAGGCAGCGCTCGACTGTACCTAGCCACTTGTGACTGCGCCCACGGTGGCGATTGAGCAAGCCATAGGGCAGCCAGTAGACCTCCCAGAGCATGCCCAGAAACCAGTTGAGGCGGTACACCTTGTGCTTGCTCTCAACTGTCACGTCGACAATGTCAAAGTCAGGAGAGACGAAGCGGCTGAAGACACCAGCCACAATAAAGCCGAGCCCCCACAAGCCCAGAATCGGTGTGGCTACCAACCCACCGACCAGGACACTGTTAGCTATCGTGTCGTCAACCACTCCGTGAATACGCCCCTGCAAGCTGCCTCCCCTAAACAGAAACCAAACTAGCCGAGAAGTTTATCACGGTCAGTATAATATGTCAAGTGGGAAAACAAAAACCCCGAATTCTAAGGGATAGGAACGCTCTACTTCTCTCTGTATACTGGAGTGGGATGGGGTTAGGTGGGGTAACCGCCTGGTGGGCGGGTGGTTGCTCCACCGACCCACCTACATAATTAGGAGGATTAGGCATGGCATGTGGTAGTTGCGGACGCTCGCGCGGGAGTACTCGTTCAGTATCACCGTCAGCAAGCGCCAGAACAATTTATGGAGCAGAACCAATGGCAAGATCGCAGACTCGTTCGCTCGCCCCCGCTGATGACGGCTATGTCCGTGTGCGCTACAACGGTCCACACGGCAATCACTATATTACGTCGCCGACCAGAAAGGTACGGCACTATGGCTATGGCGGCAATGGGCTGGAGCTCTCGGTTCATCCTGAAGACGCCGCTCGACGACCAGACTTGTTTCAACTGATTGAGGTTGAGCCCGTGGCGGTGCAAGACGAGCCCATTGTCGAAACGGCAGTGAACGACGGCGCTGTAGAGACCGGCGAGGTTGCTTCTGTGCAGCCTGGCGGTGAACTGACGACCAAGCTAATCGTGCCAGAGGTCAAGACGGACGAGAAGGACGCGCTGACCGAGGTTGACGGCGTTGGGCCGGCGCGCGAAGAGAAGCTGAACGAGGCGGGAATTGTCACCTACAAAGCCTTGGCCGCCCTGACGCAAGAAGAGCTCGCTGAGATCCTGGGCTCGTCCGAGACCGTGGCAGCCAGCATTCTGAAGAGCGCGAGCAAGTTAGCCTAATATGGTTACCAATCTTCTTGGACTGAGCGACCGCCGCTGTAGTGAGCCACTGCCTGCGCCAACCGGCAATGGTCTGACGCCCATTACAACCGACAATGGTATCGAGTGGATCGATTTGAGCGAAGGGCTTCCTGGCAGTGAGCAGGACGCCTCTGAGGTTCTTATCGCCGCCATTCCTGCCTTGCCCGGCGCCGACAATGTCCAGGAAGCCCTAGAGGCACTGACCGTTCGCCCTTACCGCCTTATGGTCGGCATGGGCGGCGATACGGCTGACGTGGTTACCGGCAATACGGTCACCTTTCGTGCGCCAGACGCGTTCACCTTGACCTCTGTTAGAGCCAGCGTAAAAACGGCTTCGACGTTGAACAAGGTAGACATTGACGTGCGCAAGAATGGGGTGAGCGTGTTCTCGACCAGAGTAACAATTGATCAGGACGAGAAGACTTCGGTCACCGCCTCGGTGCCTGCCGTCCTACCCGCCGCCTCAATCGCTGACGACGACGAAATCTCTGTACGCGTAATGGACGGCGGCAATGGGGCTAAGGGTGCGGTTGTAACGCTGAAGGGAACATACCAATGACAATCGCACGCGTATGGCAGGCTGGCGCTGAGATGCAGAGCAAAGCTGAGCTTCCTGCGGAGTCAGCGAACTGGGGATCGGCAAGCGGGCAAGCGATTTCAGCCACGAAGGCGAAGACTGGCTTGTATAGCTTTCGCTTTGGCGCCGACGATTACCCACTGGGCTTTGCCACGCCGTCTGTTGCTCAAGTGCGCTGCGGAGCGTTCTTTAATCACGCTGGGCTCACCGGCACCAATGCGCGCGGTATCTTCTTTCACTTCGACAATAGCGGCGGGCTAAACACGGTTGAGTACTATCAGACGACCGGCGTCCTCCGTATCTGTGCGCTCAATACGGAGATTGTATCGGTCGCTGCGGCTACAGCCGGCATTAACCCGACGAACACCTGGTTCCATGTCGGGGTGAATGCAAAGTTTTCTGGCGGCAGCCCATTCTTGTCGGTCTATATAAATGGCGTACTTCGTCTGCAGGCGACAACCGGCTTTTACACTGGGAACTGCACTGGCATTTATGTCGGCGGACGTGGTAGCTCGGCTGGCAATGGCTGGGCAAATTACCTGTACGTCGACGATATCTACGGCGACACGACCGTCAGTGAAGCGGACGATTCCGTACCGCAAAGCATATTTGAGCCACTGACGGTTTCCGGCGCCGGCACCAATACGAACTGGAGCGTGGCTGGCGCCGCTACAAACTACCAGGCAGTCGACGACACGGGTGCGCCCAATGACACGACGGACTATGTCTATGCCAGTGCGTCCGGCGTCAATGACGGCTATGCCATGTCGAACCTAACGCTGCCGGCTGGCTATCAGATCGACGCCGTGATCGTTGAGGACTGGATCAAGAAGTCCGATCCGGCAAAGGCGAGCACGATCAAGCTTGGCACACGACTTTCCGGCACAGAAGTACTTGGCTCGGCACAGGCGTTGACCACGACCTTTGGTCCGGTCATGGAGCGCCAGACAACCAAGCCTGGCGGCGGTGCATGGTCGGCGACCGATGTGAACAATATGGAGATTGTACACGAGACGGCCGGTACATTCTAAGGACGGCTGCCCATGGCGATTGTAATTGAACAGGCGATTGGAGCAGCAGATGGCGGTAGTGGGATCGCGCTACCAAGCTGGACTCCGCTAGCGAACGAATTAGTCCTGGTTTTTTTGGCGGAAAGGAATGAGCTACTAGGTCCGTCCATTAGCGGGAATGGACTCACATTTGCGCAAGTCATAGATGTAAATGAGACGCAGGGGCAATGCGGTCTCACGGTATGGAGATCGATGGGTGCAAGCCCAAGCACTGGAAGTATCTCCATCTCCAATACCAGTGGATTCTCTTACGCGATCGCAATCCGCGTATCCGGCGTTGACACATCAGGCACGAACGGATCTGGCGCAATAGAGAATACAGGTAGCGCCTCGACTGGCGCTACTGACAATAAGGATGCTACGGTTTCAATAACAACGACGACAGACGGAGCGCGAGTAGTAGGCTGTCTGTCGGTTCACGGACCAGCAAACGTTACGTTGGTAGACGAAACCAGTGTAAGCATAAATAATTCCGTTGGATCTGGCGGAAACATTGTCAGAGCCAGCATGTTCTACGAAGACAAGTCTGTAGCGGGATCAGTCACACTGCTCGGCTCAGCATCTTTGTCGTCTGCACGCGAATGGGCGCTTGCCGCCATTATCGTTAAGCCGCCGAGCTCAACGAATTATAATCAATCTGTCTCTGGCGGAATCACACCGACAGGTAGCCTGGTTCGGCAAGTCGGCTTCCATTTGGCGGGCGAGCTAACTCCGGCTAGCACTTTGCTCAATCGAGTATCGAAGCTTTTAAGCGGTGGACTGACACCAGCGGGCACACTCGTTAAGAGTTTGACAAGAGCGCTCAGTGGCGGCGTAACACTCAGTGGCACCGTTGGTCGCGGCTTCCTGGTAATTCTCTCTGGCTCAGTCGGCAGCGCTGGCGCCGTCATGCAGAGCTCGGTACGCGTGTTGACCGGCGCTGTCACGATAGCCGGATCTCTGAAGGTGTCGGTAACAAAGCACCTGTCAGGTGGGTTAACGCCAGTCGGAAGCCTGACAAAGCAGTTCACGTATCGCCTGACTGGTGCAGTGGGCGTGAGCGGCACGTTAGCCAAGCGCATGTACGTATCGCTATCTGGCGCAGTAGCAAGCGCTGGCGGACTTCTGAAGCGGGCGATCAAGAGGTTGACTGGCGGTCTCACGCCAAGTGCTTCACTTTCAGGCTCCATTGCGGCGAGGGTCGATAGTACCAAGGTCATTGGCTACGTTGAAATGCAGCCGGCCGCCACGGTGAGTAGCACCAAGGTTGTTGGCTACGCCGAGCTGTCACCGACGACCATTGTAGCAGTCACAAAGGCTATCGCCTATGTCGAGCTTTCGCCAGCTACGGTCGTTCTATCGACCAAGATAATTGGGTACGTTGAAATGACACCGATTGCGATAATTGCGGCGACCAAGATGATTGGATATGTCGAATTGCAGCCGGAAATAGTGCCGGACACCCCTATGCCGGACGCCTGGTTTGCGATATGGATTGGGTGAGAAATCATGAATGAGCAGCAGAGAAAAGCCATACAGAACGCCGTTGCCGCCTCACAAGAAGCGCTGCAGGTCAGACCGTTCTGGCACAAGCGCATTATGCGCCGCAAGCACGCTGATTTACCGGCTGTTGGACTAAAGCGTCGAAAGGTACGGCGGAAGCAGGAGGCGTAATGGATACGCTGTGGTGGATTCTGAAGCTCTGGGGCATTGTAAGCGCACTCATCTTCGTGCTCTACTGGTCAGCCTGTCGACTAGGGGCACGGGCAGATCGAATCAGTGGCACACTGCCAGCAAACGAGCGGTATTCCGAGTGGGATAGCATTAGAAATCGGGAGGAAGAAATGATCGAAGAGGCAACGACTGTAGGGACTAAGAGTATTGCGGCTAGCAGAACGTTCTGGATCAACGCGATCACAATCACGCTCGCCGTCCTTGCCCTTACCAGCTACGACGTGCTGGGCGTCAACCCGGCTCATATCGCCTGGGTGTCTGGCGTACTGAACATTTTCCTGCGCTTCCTGACCAATCAGCCGGTCAGCCTGACGGGTGGGCAGTCGGTCGAAGTTAAAAAGAACTAACATTGCCAATGGTCGCCGATCACGTCCGATTAATGATCGGCGACCATTGGGGAAGATTCTATGAAGACAGAACTTTTGGTAGGTGATTCTGTGGTCGTGGTCACGCCGACTAAACTCCGACGCGAGCCGAACGGTACATGGCTTGAGACGCTTGACTTCGACACGAAGCTCGTTATTACAGGCGGTCCCATTGAGCGCGCTGGATTAATCTGGTGGCAGGTCCGCAACGGGCGCACCGGCTGGATAGCCGAGCAATCGGCGAATCGGACCATTCTAATTGACCGACTTGTCGAAGGTGATTTTGGTCGCTGCCTGCGCTTTGTTCTGCGCGAAGAGGGTGGGCTATCGACTGACCAACATGATCCGGGCGGCGTCACACTGTGGGGCATTAGCCAAAAGGCGCACCCCTACGTGCGTGTCTCTCAGCTCACCATGGAGCGCATGCGCAAGATTTATCACGATAGCTATTGGGTGCCAAGTGGGGCAGCCATGCTGCCTTTTCCGCTCAACCTGACCGTGTTCGACTTTGCGGTCAATGCCGGTGTTGGCACGGCGCTACTGGCGTCGAGCGTGACCGGCACCTTCGACGCCTACAATGAATGGCGCCGCTATTTTTACCGCACCCTGTCAAACTATGCGCGCTACGGCGTGTCATGGATGTCCAGGGTAGACAGAGTGCAAAGGCAGGCATTGTTATGGCGATGATCTTACTACGAGCCCTAGTCGCTTATGCCATTGCGCATTTGCTGGTTAACGAGCGCGGACCCTATCGCCTGCTTGAACGGATTCGCGAGCTAGCCGGCATTTTGCCTAGCGATACGGCAACGGGCGAGCAACTGAATCGCTACATTGCGATGACTGATACGCCGCCCGAAGAGATACCTAAATATGTGGCGACGACCGAGGTTGGTCTCATGCTCCTGTGCATGTACTGCACGGGTATCTGGACGAATATTATTGCCGTCCTGCTGACGGCGCGCAGCTTCTCTCTCTATACCGTTGCCGAGTTCTTTGCGGCTTATGGCGTGTACACGTTCATGCTCAATTTGGTGGAGGTCCTGGATGGCCTGGAGTCGTTTCTCGAAAAAGTCAAAAGTATTAGATCTCGATAGGTTTGCCGAGATCTTTGGACTCAACCCAGTAGCCTTCAACGGCGCCACCTTCGAGCCCGTCTGCCACTATGGCTGCATGACTGGCTGCAATGAGTTTTGGTATCAAGGTCCACACCAAGCCGGTTCGTCTGTCGTTACGCGCGATGACCTGGCGAATGCGATCGCCGAAGCCGAGCGTGACTTGGCAGCCTTCTGGGGCATACCGATCTACCCGCAAGAGAAGTGCGTTATCCTGCCCTATAACGGTGGCTGTGGACCAGCCCGTGACTACGCCTACGGCAGCATTTATCTTGGCGAGCTGCCATCGTCTAGCAGTAGCCGAGTACGGGCTGAGACAAGAAGGGCTAATGGGCTCTACGTGATCAATGACGAGCCGGTCTTAGCCTGGGGTCGCCAGTCGGTCGCCGAGCTCGGCACAGTACCGGTGCAAATCTACGATCGCAACGGCGACCTGTATACGAGCAAGAATAATGTGGACTGCCCGAAGCGCATTTTGCTTGAAGTCGAGGTCGAGTCCTGTGTGCTTGAGTGCGAGATTGAAGTGTATCACGTCGGTCACGTTTGCGACCGAGCCTACAAGATTCACTCGCCGCGCATTGAGATTGCGGACGGCATAGCCAGTATTGAGATTGATCCTTGGGTAGCCATTCGTCCAGAGCTTTACGAGGAGCCGGCTGACTGCGGAATCTGTCTGAACAACAACATGTCGCCGATTATCGACCTACTCTCGCCGGCGACTTACCCGGAGGAACTGGTCGTGGTGCGCCGCTATTTTGACCGCACTGTAGCCGCAGCCCAGTTTGGCTGGCGTGGCAACCCAGGTTGCTCCTGCGGCTCCTGTGACATTTGCCAGTTGAGCTATTGCCCTGGCTGCGTCGTCGGCAATACTTACGGCGTCAAAGGCGCTGTGCAGGCAGTGCGTGGCACATGGAACGCAGAGGAAGAGCAGTGGTGTACGGACGGCAATTGCCAAGCCTGTAGTCGCGACCCGGACTTTGTTAAGCTTTACTACTGGCACGGCTATACCAGCGATTTCGGTTGCGACAGCACCTGCTTTGATAGCAGTGAGACTGAGCAGATTGTGGCATTGCTGGCGGCGGCACGGCTACCAAAGGCGGTCTGCCAGTGCACCTGCGACCGCACCACCGACCGCTTTGCTGAGCTGCAGGCGACCATGAACTACTCGAACCGCAACGAGGGGTCTTACTTCCTGACGTTGAAACTGGCAGATAATCCATTCGGCACACGACGGGGTGAGGTAGACGCCTTCCGCAAGGCGCTTGAGATTAAGAATATGATGCCAGGCGGCATGGTATCGACGGGGGCGTTTTAATGGCATATATGCTAACGAGCCATGCTCGTATTTTTATTGCACCGGCAGGCTCTGGCTGCGGCAAGCACTATAACTACTACACCTGTATGAAGATGGGCGGTCTCGACCGTAGCGCCGGCGAAACAACGCCGATCTACTGCCCCGATCCGTCCAAGGCTGGGCGCTTCCGCCAGGTGCAGGTCGTGAAGGCAAGCGACGGTGCCTGGACCAGCACAATCACCGGCTACAAGCCGGCCGGCATGCCTTCTGTCCTGGCACGGCTGGCGCGCGAACGCTGCAAGTTCGACCTACAGGTTCACTTTGGCGTATGCAACGATCTCAGCAACTTCTCCGACTTTGAGCAGGCGCTCGTCTTCGAGAACGTCGAGATTTCCAGCTACAACATTGACGGACTGGGGGCGCTCAATAGTAGCGAAACTGCGCCCGTCATGGAGACAGTCAATATAACCGCCGCCAACGTCTACGAACTGTTTACGGTTGGGTTGGTTCACGCAGCCGGCAATCAGGTTGCCCTGGGTGGTCAGGTGCCGGCCGTCGCCTATAGCCCCTACGACTGTGTCAACGGCGACGCTGAGGCTTGCCAGAACTTCTATGCTCTACAATTGCCGCTGACTTTCGTCGAGGATGAATCGTTCTTTTATATCCTTGCCAGCAACGACGGTGGGCTAAGCTGGACCCGCCACGAAACCGACGCACCGGCTGCTATACCGGAAGAGTACAGCGACTCGCTCAACATTGCCGTCGCCAATAATCATATCATTCTGTCTGGCGACGCCACAGGTGTCCTGTATGGCATTCCGGTCACAAGGCTCGACGCTGCAACAACCGAGTATAACAACACGGTTACGCTGGGCGCTATGGTTACCCGCCTGAAGCGTATGCGCTCTCGCGTGTACGGCGTTACTGAAAACGGCAAGGTCTTTTGGGTGCGGCCGTCAACCATGGCGGTCTACTATATTGAGGACGGCTCACTGTACACCAATCGCTGGAATGACTTTGACGGACTAGACTACGACAACTTCCTAGTCGTTGGCGACTCAGGGACGTTAGCAGTACGGCGCAATGGTACGAGTCTGCGCACGGTGCCGATCAATATCGACGGGTCGCCCATTGCCGACGACATTACGGCTGTCGCTATGAAGGGGCGGGACGACTGGGTCATTGGGACGGAGAATGGCGCCGTCTACTGCACGAGTGACGCTGGTGTTACCTGGAGTCTGATTTTCACCAGCCAGGGTTCCGTTGTGCGTCGTGTGCTTTTCCCGACCAACAGCCGGGGCTATATCGTGCTACACAGCCCTGCCAACGTCTACACGACTTCGGACGGCGGATCGCAGTGGACCCAGATCGAGGCAGTGACGACGGGCTTATCGACCTACTCACTCATGAAGGACTTTGTCGCCTGCCCACTTGACCCAACGATCTTTGTGGCGGTTGGACATACGGCAGACGACGAGAGCGCTTACTACGCGTCTGAAACTGCGGTGTCCTATGGTGACCTGTCAGGCTTTGTGATTATTGGGGACTAATGGCTGAGAACACATTCCTGCTCAATAGCAACTCCCGCATATTCGTCGCCGAGGAAGGCGCCGGGTGCGGCGATGAATATGCGTATTATGCCTGCGGCAAGATGGGCAACCTGGAGCAAGCCGGGGCTGACCTGTCGCCGATTTACCTGCCCGACCGTAGTCGACCCGGACGAAACAGGCAGATAGCGGTGATTCGCGAGCAGCAAGAGCCATGGTCGAGTTCAATCATGGGTTACAAGCCGGCAAACACGCCGTCACTGTTGCACCGCCTGTATAGCAACCGCCAAATCTTTGATCTGCAGCTTCACTTTGGGAGCTGTGCCAATCTGAGCGACTTTGGGCAGTACGAGACAGCCCTGGTCTTTGAGGACGTGGATGTCAACAACTACTCCGCCGATAGCCTGGGCGCCCTGAATAGCGGTGAGACAGCGCCCATTATGGAGACCATTAATATCACGGCCGCACGGGTCTACGAGCTATTCGCCGTTGAGCTGGCGCGCGTCGGCAGCAATGTGGCGCCGGCTGGTGGGCAAATCGTGGGCGTTGCTCACAGCTACTACAACTGGGAAACCGGGCGCGAGTTTGGTAAGAACTTCTACGCCCTGCAGTTGCCCTATAGCTACACCAACAACGACGCCTATGATCACCTATATATATTGGCGAGCGTAGACGGTGGATTAACCTGGACCCGCCATGAGCTGCCAGGCGGCTTTCCGAACTCCGGCGAGCTGATTAATTCGTTCTGGATGGCGGCCGCGGGCGACCACCTGGTCTTTTGTATGAACAACAACGCCAGTGGTAATGGCACAGTCATGTCCATTCCTGTGACGGCGCTCAATAGCGAACCGGTCGTCTCTTTTAACCTATTGTCGACCGGCGTGACCATAACCAGACTGCACGAGATTGGCGGACGCGTGTATGCAGCGACGGAGAACGGCAAGGTGTTCTGGTTCAACCCGCAGAACCTGGCGGTTAATCTGGTTGAAGACGACGTGCTGTTCTCGAATCAGTGGAACGACATTGACGGCGTTGACCGCGACAACCTGATTGTCGGTGGTGCGACGGGCACCTTGGCTCACCGCAAGGCTGGCGAGGGACTGCGACAGGTGCCTGTTGTTACGCCGGACGGCACGCTGTCAATCGATATTACTGCCGTCGCCATGAAGACGTTGACTGACTGGATGGTCGGCACGGACGAGGGCGACGTCTACTGCACGCGCAACGCCGGGTTGACCTGGGCTCGCTCGTTCTCCCGCGGCGAAGGATCGGTGCGCAGCATTCGCTTCCCAGCCAAAAATCGTGGCTATATCACGCTGCGCAATCCTGGCGAGATCTGGGTCACGTCAGACGGTGGCGCCGAGTGGGAGCAAATGAACGATGACGCAGCGAGCCTGACCCAGTACTCAGTCATGCATGACTTAGCCGTCTGCCCGGAGGAGCCGACCACCTTTGTTGCGGTTGGCTACACGGCAGCGAACTCAACCCTACATGGACTGGCGCTTGAAATGACTCTGGTCGGTATCGACGGCTTTATTTTGACGGGGATCTAATGGATAACATTCTGCTCAATAGCAACGCCCGTGTCTTTATCGCTGAGAAGGGCGCCGGTTGCGGCCGGGAATATGTGTATTACAACTGTATGAAAATGGGTGGCGTCGATAAGAGCTTCGGCGAAGTCACCCCAATCTACTGCCCTGGCGACATTGGCGGCGAGTTTGAGCAAGTGGATTCCTACCGCGGCGACGAGTCACCCTGGAACACGAGCCTGGCCGGCTACAAGATCCTTGGCGCTCGCTCTGTACTACAACGGCTTTCACGCCGCAAGACGCCAATCGACGTGCAGGTCCACTTCGGGACCTGTGTTGATCTGAGTGACTTCGGCAGCTACGAGTCAGCAATCATTATCGAGGACGCTACCTTCAGCGGCTACAACGTCGATAACCTGGGCGCACTCAATAGCGGAGAAACCGCACCGGTCATGGAAACGGTGAATCTGGCGGCGGCTAATATCTACGAAGTCTTCTGCGTGAAGCTCTTGGAAGTGGCGAGAGGGCAGACGCAGCAGGGCGTGGTGGCTGCGGTCACCACATGCCCAGAAGGCTGCGCCACGGACTGCCTGGTGCCTTGCAGTACATTCTACGCCTGGCGCTTCAATGGCGATCCGGATTTCAACGGAAACAACATTACCATTATGCGCTCGACAGACGGTGGCATTGTGTGGCGCGACTACGCCTTCACTATACCGACCTTCAACATGCTGAGCGCGCCGCTGCACTCGTTCCATATTGCCTGTAGTGGCAAGGCGCTCTTTGTCATTGGCAACGAGGCGGACGACCATGCCGGCGCGATCTACCGTATTCCCCTGAGCGACTTTGACGACGGGGAGCTAAGCGAGTATCGGCGCATTGAGATTAGCACCCAGATTAACGCCGTACATATCGCTGGCGGCAAGCTGTGGGTGCTTGACGATAGCGGCACGCTGACCGCAGTCAATACGGACTCGCTGTCGATTACGCAGGAGCCGCTGGGCGTGTCCGGCTTCTGGGAGTTCATGAGCATGGTCGACGAGAACAACTTCTTGCTCGGCTCCGTGCTTGGCTCAATCAGCGCTTACCGGAATGGCGTTATCTCTACCATTGACTGCTTGACGCTGGCTGGTGTTGACGATACCTGCCAGATCAGCGCTGTGGTTATGCGCAATTCCGACGAATGGTTTGTTGCAACCTGTGGGGGCGGGCTGCACTGCACGACGGACGCCGGGCGAACCTGGCGCACCGTGGTCAATAGCGCGTCTCCCATTGTTGACATAAAGTTCTCGACCAAAAATGTTGGGTACTACTTGACGCGCAGCCCTTGTCGAGTGTATCGAACCATTGACGGCGGAGCGACTTGGGACCTGGTTGACGATTATATTTGGGGTGTGAATCCAGACCTGGGCTTTTGGCACGGCCTGACGGTTTGTTCGCACGATCCAAATGTTTTCGTAGCGACTGGGCGAGTTACGTTGACGACACCGGAAGACTGCGCGGAGGGTGGCTGCCAGCACGCATGCGAGCTTGTTGCCGATACCGACAAGGGAATTCTTGTGTCTAGCCAAATTTGTTAAGGAGCATTTTCAATGATCGCAACTAACGATCGAGCTCGCCTCTTCCTGATGACCCGCGGTCCCGGCGACGGCACGGCTGAAGCCGTCTATGTCGCCTGCGTGGGTATCGATGGGCTGACACAGGATGGCGGCGAGGTGAACAAGATTGAGTGCCCGAATCCCAATGGGGCAGGGTACAAGGAGATCGGGGTCTTCCGCGGTGAAATCGGCCGCATGACTACGACCTTCACGGGTCGCCTGAGTCTGACTGAGCTCAGTCTCTTCCGCGACATGTTCGACGGCGAATGTCCTGTTGACGCCCATATCCACTGGGGCGCCTGCGCCAACCTGGATAACTTCAACGAGTACAGTATCGCCTGGGTTTTGCGTAATGTGTATGTCACCAACTGGGGCACTGACCCAGTGTTGGCTATGCAGAGCGCTGATCGCGGCACCGTCAACGAAACGATTGACGTGTCGATTGGCGAGTTCTTCCAGATTAAGAGCCGCCTGATCTATGCCCAGCGCCAGACTGGCTTGACCGCAGAGGGTGCGCCTGTCGGCATTGCCGTTTGCGGACGCAAGACCTGCGCCAGCGACATGTGCCCGCCCTCCCGTGGCTGCGACAAAGTGTATGTCTTTACTGACGACCACTATATCGAATACAGCACGGACAACGGCGCGACCTGGACCGACATTCAGATTCCGGCCGCCAATCGTGGCGTCGGCGCCTTCGACATTATCTGCTCTGGTAATAGTGTTACCGTTGTCTACGCCGATGGTGTCGTGACCTCGATCAGCCGGGCGCATATCGACCTGATTGCTTCTGGCGCGATTGCCGCTAGCACGGCCTGGCTGTGGCGCACGAGCGATTACAACTTCACCGTCAAGGCGATTGCGGACGGCGTGGGAGCCAACATTGGCGCCACCCTGATTCTCAATAGCGACGGCGCACTGTATCGCACGGCAGATCGCAATGATCCGAGCTGCGGTATCACCCTGCTCGACGACGCTGGCACCGTGACCTTCAACGGCATGCACGCCAACGACGGTGTGGTAGTGGCGGTCGGCAATGCCGGCGCTGTCTATGTCTACCGCCTCGGCAGCAGCCTGGCGCAGTCGGCTTCGGTGCCGGTCAACGCCAACCTGAACACGGTGATCGTAAAGTCTGCCAACAACTGGATCGTTGGTGGGGCTGCGGGCAACCTGTGGATGACGGCGGATGCCGGATTGACCTGGACTCGCGTTTGCTTCCCTGGCTACAACGCCAGCACGCCGCCGATTGTCGCCGGTCTGTGCATGAGCAATCAACATGTCATGTGGATGATTGCCGGCAGCATTCTGTACCGCAGCATTGACGGTGGTGTGACCTGGGTCTACGAGCCCAATACCGACAACGCCGTTTCCCAGCTTGCCATGCGCAACATGGGCACATTCAACGGGGTTGCTTGCTGTGAGGAGAACCCGAACCTCGTGTGGGCATACGGCGTCGTCGAAGGCGTTGACCCGGACCCTGATACCCCTCTGGTTGTCTTGGGGACAGCGGGCTAAGCATGATTATCGAACTTGGGTCTGGTGCGCAGGTTGAAACCCGCACAGTGTCGGCACTTGAGCTGCGCCGTGCGCAAGCCCGCATACCCGACCCACCAGTGCCCAAGTCGTACATCAAATCGCAGGACCGCTGGGAGGACAATCCCATGCACCCGGACTATATCGCAGCTCAACGCCGCGTCGCCATGCAACGATCGGAGATGGTCGGCGTTGAGCTGGTTCGGTTAGGATGCAAGTTACTAACGCCGTTGCCGCAGGACGACTCCTGGTTTCGGCGGGTAAAGCGTTACGGTATCGCTAAGGATCTGATCGACAACCTGAATCTCGACGACCCGGACGACTTGGCGCTGCTCTACTTGGCGGTCGAGTGCATGCGTGGCTCCGTCGATATGGAACGCATTATCGCAGCCACGGTAATTACAGAGGCGGAGATTCGCGAGGCAGTCAGGCTGCTCGGTATCTTACGCAACGGCGAATACATTGACGAAGCCCATACTCGCTACAGTATCGACACGGGCATTGGTAGCCAGGCTATCACAATTGGCACCTATCAGATCGTGTCGCCGATAGACGAGTACGAGTCATGTATCGATTCAGGCATGTCCTGGGCTGACTGGCGCCAGGGCAAGTACGAGAAACGGTTTATGGTCGAGGTCATTGGGATTAATCGGGTGCGCAAGTTGATTGACATGCACCGCAATGATGCCCAACAGGCTGAGGCCGAGAAGAATAGTAATAGGAAGAGCCCAAAATGAACCCATCCACGATTGAACTAGACAATGGTGTTGTTGTTGAAGTAACCCGCATGGCGGAGTCGGATATGCTACGTGCGGCCAGTATCTTTGACCCTGAGAAGGCAGAACGCTTGTCGACGGGCAAGGACGTGAACCCGCGCGACCTCATGGAAGTCTGGCGTGGCAACGAGCGCTATCTTATGTATATTGTCGAGTGCTCTTGCCGGCTCATGAGCCCCCTGCCGCCTGATCCAATTCCTGGACGGATTCGACGCCATTCCGATTTGTACGGCGTCGTTGCTGACGACCTGATCTTCCAGGAGTATCTGGAAGCGGTCTATATTCGCTATGTCGGCATGACCAATGAGGAATTTATTGCCGCGGTAAGCACCGTCGCCATGGGCGTTGAGAGCAAGGCTGAGGACAAGCCGGCGCCACGCGGTCGTCGTGGCAGATTGGTCGAGCTAGCCAATGAAGGTAACGTACAAACAGGGAAAGCGGCGTAATCCAGACGAGATTGTCACCAGTCTGCGTCGTGTCGCCCAACAGACAGCCGACCTTGTGTGCGAAGATTACGAGAAGGTTGTCGACAACTGGAATACAAAGGTGGACTTCTCGGTCGAGAATAACTCTGATCAAGATCTCCGCTTTAACATATATGCACGCGGTGTGAATGCCGATATTTTTATGTACGTCGACCGTGGCACCGATCGACGCTATGCGGTAATGCATCGCTCCTTTGTTTCAAGAACGCGTCCAGGATCGCTGTATTCTAATGCCTCTGGCGGCAATCGGGCAGTTGCCTACTTCGACTACGAACCGGCAAGAGCCGCCGCTAGAGGCATTGTGGCGCGTGAGTTTGGTAAATCAATCGTCCAGAATCGCCTGGATACGTTCTTGGAAAACGTGAAAGCGGCCATGAAAGCATGACAGAATCAGTTGATCGCTTAGGCGTAGATGTAGAAGTTCTTGGGTTCTCGTCCTTCGAGGACCACATGAAGCGCGTCAATGAGATTCTGCGCGAGTTTGCCGAGATGGCGCCTACGCTCAAGAAGGCGGGCTCTGACGTTGGCGCTACACTTGAGCGAATCAAAAAGTCACTGGGTGGCGCCGGCTTGGCTGACGGCATTCAGAAGGAGAGCAACACCGCACAGGCTGCCATTAACAAGATGGCGGTCTCTTCGGCTGAAGCGCTCAATACGACCACGCAGGAAGTCAAGGAGCTCCGCCAGGAGCTCAAGGATCTACAGGCGCAAAATGCCGCACTGGCTGCCAAGCCAATCGTTCCCGCGGGTCCTGATATAAGCGCCCTAAAGAGTCAGCTAAAGGAACAGGTCGGCGCTTCTCGGCGCGTGATCGAAGATGTGCTCAGGGAGGCAGACGCCCGTCTGTCCACTATGTCCGGCAATCAACAGGCTGCGCAGACCTTCGAGAATTTGCGGGCGCGCCTGGGCGTCCTCGACGAATCTCTGCAATCGCTCGGTCGCAAGCGAACCATTATCGACCCGTCAATGATCGATCAAGCCGAGGACATGGGCAAGCGCGTCACGAAGATGGCGGATCAGTACCAGCGCGACTTCGATCGTATCGCCAAGGCGCAGACCAGCAACACGGGCAAGGCGGCGCAGAATGTCGAGCGCGATATGGAGATGGCGATTAAGCGCGTAGAGCGTGCGCTGGAACGTGCCCAGAGCAACATATCTTCGCGTGTCAAAACGTCAACCATGGAGCCAACCGCCAAGCTGGAATTCAGCCGCGACGCCAATATGCGCCTGGACGAATACAAGAAAAAGCTTGACGAGGTGCGCAACACGGGCGTTGTCACGCCAGAGTCCATAGCGCAAACTAATCAGTTGGCGAAGGCGGTTGGCGAGCTCAATCGTTCTATGGGCGACTCGCTCACTATTCGCAGCAGAAACGAAGCTGGCACGCAAGGATACGCCAACCAGATCGACAATCTGCGCAACCGCCTAGAGAATCTGCGCACGTCGCAGACGGCTTCCGTCAAAGGCGCAAACCTCGACAACCAGCAGCAGATCAACATGATCGAGAACGTTGAGGCACGCTATCGCGAGCTCAGTGCAGTTCTCTCTAGCCTTGAATCGCGCAAGGGCATGCCCGTGATGGCGAAGGATGCCCAGGAGGCTGACAATCTGGCGCGCGCCATTACGCGCCTCAATACGCAACTGTCGTCCTTGGTGACGGAAAGCTCGAAGGCGAATCGCTTCGGGTTAGACGATCGCTTCGCCAAGGAAGCGCGCTCCATGAACGACTTCATGGAAGCCACGGAGTTGGCGCGCACGCGCAGTATGGCCGGCGTCTCGTTCTTAGCCAGAGACAACGAGACCGTTCTGCAGCAAATAAACGCCTCCACGCAGCGCGAGCGCCAACGCTACCAAGACATCATGGCGCGCTCGGCTGAAATGGGCGCAGGCGAGAGCATTAAGGCCCTGCGTAGACTCCACGAAGACACACGGCGCGAAACGGTCGCTATCAACGAGACAATGGAACGCTTGTCCCTGGAGGGTGCGGTCAGACGAAGAAAGCTCATGACCGAGAATATCTCGCCGGAGGACTTTGCAACCGGCGTCCTACAGCGCAGCGTCGAGGGCGACAACGAAATGCTAAAGAAGCTCGCCTCGACTTTCTTTAGTCTGGAGGAGGCGGTCAATCGCGGCACGACGCGTTGGAACGCCTTCCTCAATGTCCTATCGCGTGGCAAGACGATTATCGACTACTATCTCGCTCCCCTATACACGCTGCAGCGCATATTCGGCGGCATGAAAAGCGATGGCGCGCAGAGGGCGGTACGCAGTGTCGGTATAGAGGCAGAGAAATCGACAGGCATTATCCGGCGCATGATCGACGCCATTGGCGCAGTCACGTCGGGTGCCGGACGTGCCATTGCTGGTGGTGTATCAGCCGCAGCCTCCGGCGCTATGTCGCTCTTTAGAAAAAAGCCACAGGAAGACACGGGAACAGCCGCTGGAATTAACGCTGCGACTGGCGCTGCCGACAAGCTGGCGAGCTCTATCGACAAGGCGAACGTACCGGCGCGCGGACTGCTCGGCACCTTCAAGAATATCGCCAATCAAATCTGGGGCGCCGACAGCATGACGGCCCGGCTCGGCGAGAATATCGCCCAGTCACTGACGAACGCGTTTAAGGTCAGCTTCGGCTTCAATTTTATCAACATTGTCAGCAGCGCCATGAACACCGTGCGTGGCATGATTGGTGAAGCATTTACGATCATCGGCGATCAGCAGGCGACAGTGACTCAGTTTACCTCCTCTATATCAGACGAGCTGTTTAGGACAGGGCAAGCTGAGTCACTTGCTGCCGCAGAAAAAGAGGCGGCAAAGCAAGCGGAAGAACTGTTTACATGGACAGAGAAACTTGCTATTTTGTCTCCGTTTGGGCAAGACGATATTAGTAAGATTGTCCGATTCCTCCAGGTCGGCGGCATGCTGACCGACGAAATGAAGGAAATGACCCAGGTCATTATCGATGCCGGAACTGGCCTTGGTCTCACAAACGAAAGTACGGTCCTCCTGTCCAAAGCTTTTAGCGACGTAATGGTCAAGGGCAAGCTATCTGGACAGGAAGTTCTGCAATTCGCTGCCGCGGGCGTCCCCGTCATGCGCCAGCTATCGCAGTTGACTGGAAAATCTCTCACAGAGCTAAACGACTTCTTTTCGCAGGGAGGGATACTTGAAGCGCCAGAGGCGATTGCGGCAATAGCGGACTACCTTGTAAAAAGGACAGAGGGGGCAGCAGAGAGGGCGTCGCAAACCGCTCGCGGCCTGGCGAATACATTGAGCGATCTAAAGGCGCGCGTGATCAGGGAATTCAGTACGCCAATCTTCGAGCAAGTCTTTGGTCCCATGATGTCCGGGCTAGCAGAGTCTCTGCAGAGCGAAGAGCTCATGGCGAACATTCGCCAAATGGGTGAGACCGTCGCCGACGTTATGGAGACGATTATTTACTGGATCGGCTTTGCTTTTGGGCTTGTCCAGTCAGCCATAGAGGCGGTCAATCCGGTCATTCTTGACTTCATTAAGCACACTGCCCTCTTCCTGGCGACGGACACCGTGTGGGCGATTCTGTGGTCCCTGGCGGTGCCTGCGGTTATGGCGCTCGGCGCTGCGTTGTCCGGGCTAATTTCCTGGTACGGTCTTTACACGGTTGCCAGCGCGGGCTTAGCGATTGCTTGGCAGCGCGACTGGATGGGCTTCCGCACGATTGTCACCGAGGTCGTTAGCATAGCGCTTGACTTCCTTGGGCTGCTCATGGGCGAAACCAAAAGGGCAGAGGGCGAGCTGTCCGGCTCGACCAATCGCTGGCGCAGTAGCTTCTTCTCGATTCTGGATGCCATTGGGCAAGTCTCGATCGGCGTCATGAAGGTTTTGCCGCAATTGGCAAGCGACATGATCTCTTGGGGCGCTAACCTCGCGACTTCCCTGGCAGACGGCTTCATGAGCGCCATGAACAGTATCCTGGACGCACTCTTCTACCTGGGCGACGTGATGGCGACCTGGTTAATGCCTGGTTCGCCGCCCAAGCTTCTGCCCGATCTGACCGTCTGGGGCAAGGGCGCCGCTGACGCCTGGTTGGAGGGCTGGACGCAGGCTGACTTCACTACACTCAACAGTATCAGCGATAGCGTGACAACCGCCTTCGAGAGCATTGGCGAGAATATTGACACCACTGAGCTCGGCAAGATTAATTCAGCGATTGCCGTCGCCATTAGCAGCATGGGGCAGACCGGCACCTTCGACATGGGTTCGGTCATGGTGGGGCTGGACGACGCCGTTGATCGCTTTGACGAGGTCGCCGAAGAGATTGGGCGCATGGTCGAAGCGCAGTTAAATGCAGCGGCGGCGGAGAGCAAGCTTGCTAAGGCACAGAACGAACTGACGGCGGCGACCGAAGGCTACGACGCTCAGCTCAAAAGCGTCAACGACGAGATTGCTACCCTCGACGCTCAGCTCAATGCCATGGACGTTAGCTCGCAACAAGAAGAGCTCATGGCGGTCACACGCAATCGTTTCGCCACAGAGAAGCAGCAGACGACGGCCGGACTGAAGGTGCAGAAGCTAGCTGCCGAGCAGCGCAAGAGCGCCCTGGATAGCGAGAAGGAACGCACGACGGGCATTATGCAGGTCAAGATCAACGCCTTGCAAAAGGAGGTTGACAAGACGCAGGAGGTGCTTGGCGTTACCGAGGCGCGCTACAAGATTGAGTTCGACGCCCTGAAGACGTTGACCGAGGCGCGCACAAGCTCCATGAACGCCTCTGCTTCCGCGACTGATGCAGCAAAGAAGTCGCAGGACCGCCTGAACGACGCCATTCTCGCCTACAAAATGCAGATCGCTGACACGCCAGGCAAGATTGCGCTCATGCGCGAGGAGCTCAAGAAGTACGACGAAGGTAGCGTTGAGTACTACGAGACGCTGACCAAGATTGTGCAACTGGAAGATCAGTGGAAGCGCGAGCAGGAGCAGGCAGCCAAGAAGAAGGACAACGGTCCACTCAACATTGGCTTGCAGGCGCAAGAGGCTGGGCAGAAGATTGAAGAGGCGAAGGGTAAGATCGGCGGCGCCCTGGACGAGATCAAGAACAAAGTAAACACCGCTATGACCGACGCCAAGACCGCCTTCGACAATGCCGAGAATGCTTGGGGTGATTTTACGGGCGCCATTGAATCAGGCATTAATGGTGAGCCAATACAGAGCGGCGCAACCAAGGTAAATACGGCCGTCTACGGTATTGGGTTATCCATTGGTATCGTTGGCGTCGTATGGCAGGGCTTCAAGGACGGCTTTTCCGGGACCATGCCAGCCCCAGATGCGTCTCCGGTCGAGACCTGGGCTAATACGGTCGGCGGATACATTGGCGGCATTTGGGAAAAGGCAAAAGAGGTTCTGGACAATCTGGCAAACTTTGGGCAGAAAATAAAAGACCTGTTTGATCCAAAATCTGAGACCGGCGCCGGACTACAGACAGCCGTCACGACGGAGCTAGACCTGCTCTTTGGTGGTGTTACCTTCGGCGACATGGCGGAGAGTATGACAAACTTCGTCACGGCTGTCAAGGATGGCTTCATGGGTATTGTGTGGCCCAGTCTGTCTGACTCGTTCACGGGATTTAAGGACGCCGTTGTGGCTGGCTTTACCGAGTTCATGGCTGGCATTGGCGACACTATTGCTGCCGGTATGCAATTATTTTCCAAGGTATCCTCTGGGGAGGCGGGGCTGGGCGACGCAGCAGAGGGTGTCGGCGGCATGCTCGGCGGTATCACGAGCGCCGTGACTGGGCTAATCAATAGTCTGGTCGGTTTTCTCGCCGCCGAGTTTGCGAAGATTGACTGGATGACTGCCGGTGGCGGCATTGGCTTCCTGACCGTCAACTTTATCGCAGCGATCCTAGACCTGTTCGGAAAAATAAAGTGGAACATTGTCTTCTCCATTGTCTTCGGAGCGGCATCATCCTTTCTGACTGGGCTTATAGGCGGCATCGTAGCTGGCATTGCTACGATTGCCTGGGAGGAGAAGTTCGCCAACGTCTTTGGCGGCTTGGCTGACGCAGTGACTGGTGCCATTACTGGCATGGCAACAACGGTGGTCAACACCCTGGCCTTTGCGCTAAACGTTCCCACTGTTCTGCTAGGACTCAAAATGTGGGAGCTATTCGCCGGCATGATTAACTCGCTGGCGGGCAAGGTCAATGTTGCTATCGGGGCAATCAACGAATGGCTGCCGGAATCGCTACAACTTGGCGTCCTGCCCACCCTGACCATTGGGTTAACGAGCGATAACTTCACGATTGTAAACCCAACCTCGATCGACGTTTCGAGCGCCGTTAAGTTCAGTACGGAAGAGGCAGCCAAGGTTCTGCTCGATCCGAAGAACGCCGTCACCATTGGTGGCGAGCAGAAGATTCTGGTGCCGGCAGAAATTCTATCGCTAGCCACGGACGACATTAGCAAGCTCAACCTGGGCCCGACCGACATAATCAAGATTAACGGTGAGGATGGAGCCAAGTTAGTTCTCGACCCAAGCCAGGTCGTGAAAACAAAAGAAGGGGTATTCCTACAGGTAGACCCGAGCACGATTATCAAGATCAACACAGAGGCTCCCATTGAACTTTCGGTTCCCGTTCAGTTGACGGCTGAACTACAGAGCACGGTAGACGAAATCGCTAGCTCGGTCAAGGCGGAAGTTCTGCCGGAGGTCAATGAGTCCGACAAGATTCAGGCGTCCGATGTTGTTGGCGAAACGACCGTCACCTTCCAGCCGGAAATGGACTGGACCTTGATCGACCTGGCTTTACCCGCTGATAAGACGGAAACAGTTAAGACGAGTGGGCAGAACAATATCGGTGTACCCCTTGCCCAAGGCGTCAACGCCGGCTACCAGACCGCCATTGACGGGGTCCAACTATCGGCGGATACGCAGACGGCGCTCGATCAAATCACGACCGACTATAGTATCAAGTCGCCGTCGCAATGGACGAACGATAACATTGGTGTGCCACTTGGTGAAGGCGTCATGTACGGCTTCGCTGCAGCCCTTCTTGCTACTGATATCAGTGACTCGATTGGGCAGGTCATGGAGAAGATCAAGGGCATGTTCAGTGGCGCAACCGAAGGCGGCGATCAGTCACAGGATCAGGCGCAGGGCCAGGCTTCCGGCATTGCACAAGCTGTCACGGGCTCCCTTGATGGTCTCGACGAAACGGTTGCCGAGATCTTCCGCAACATGAACGTAGCGGTCAACGCTGTAATGGCGACCATGACAGATGACCTGATCACCGAGACCGAAGATTATGTCGAGGAGGGCACCGATATTATCCAGGACTATTACGACTGGATGATTGACGAGACGACCGACACCAAGAAGGACGTGACCGACCTCTTCTCGCAAATGCAGACCTCGGTTGTCACCATTGTCAAGGACACGGTAAGTAAGTCAACAACCGAGTTTGGCAAGATCAAGGACGCCTTCAAGGCTTCCGCCAAGGCAGCGATTGACGCCGCTGTGCAAGAGTTCAAGGACGGCGCCGAGCGCATGGAGGCGGCGATTGAGGGCGTAATCGGTGAGGTCAGCCAGAACCTGCTCACCAAGTTCGAGGAGCAAGGCAAGAAGCTAGGCAAGAAGATTGCTGATGGTATCGTGAGTGCCTTCAAGGGCAGCGACGGCAACAACTTTATCACTGCTCTGGCTAGCGCAATCGAGACGGCCGTCAATAAGGCGATTGAAAATGCGACCAGAAACGTTGGAGCCGTAGCGCCGCCAGCTAGCGGTGGAGGCTCTACACCGACCCCGACGCCGACTCCAACGCCACCTGGCGGCGGACTTACACCACGCTCTGCGCTGCAAGCGGTGACGGCAGGAACGCGCGGGACAGTTGATAACATGCTCGACATTGCCAAGTACCTGGCGCCGCTGCAAGAGGCTGGGCTGTTCGGCATGAACACGAGCACGAGCCTGGCTGCCACAACTTCGCCACTGACAGGCGGAAGCACGGTGATTGTGACCAACAATTACAATATCTATCAGACCGTCACGCCGGAGCAGGCCGTGCGCGTTGATCGTAACTTTAAGATTTTTGAGGCTCAGAACCGGAGATAGGAATGGCGATTAAGACCCTGTATGCTCTGCCGGACGAGGCACGTAGTTCGTATGTTCTGAATCCAGAACGCTCCTATCTATCGATCATAAGACCAGTTGCGGCTATGAACCTAGTCTTCGATCCTGAGTGCCAAGGTCTCGCCAATGGCACCGTTGGCGGCTGGAGCGAAACCGGATCTGCCGAGGTGTTTGTTTCTGGAGACCGACAGCGCAGGGGTGTATTTAGCGTGCTCGTTACCAACGCCTATAGCGACGGCGACGGCGTGCGCTACAACCTGCACTCAACCACAGCCAGCCAGCGCGTCTACACCTTCTCCTTCGATCACTACGGACCAGGTAAGTATCGCGCCTACATTCTGAACACGGGCACCGGCAACCAGGTGGCTAGCGCTCAGTTCGTCGGACAATCGTTCTGGACCCGCCAGTCGGTGCAAATGTACAGCGCGTCACCAATGGATGTGGCTCTCTGTGTCGTCTGTACCGAGCTTGTTGGTTCGTTCAACGTGGACGGCTTTCAGTTTGAGCTGGACGGACCTACGACCTTTATCAGTGGCGACCTGCGCGAAGAGTACGCAGGCAAGGCTCAGTACGGTTGGCTTGGATCGCCGCACCAGAGTGCCTCCTACCGGCTCGGCACAGCTCGCTCTGGCGGAGAGCCAATCCCGCTCAATGAGTTTGGGCTTGATATTTACGAGTTTATGGACTGGGGCATGCCAAAACCTGAGCACGCCCTTTCGCGCTACGCTCTGCGCAATGGCTCCTACTACCACCGCTCAGCCTTGCCGGAACGTGAGGTGACATTCACGGCGCAGGCAACAGGCGGTGACCTGCGAGCGCTACTCAAGAGTCGCAATCAACTACTGTCGCTCATGGACCCAACCGCCAACCGCCCGTTCCGCATGCACTTTCAACTGTTCGACGGCATTGTGGCACAGAGCGAGACGGTTGAGTTTGACGCCTTGTACAGCGAGGGACTTGAGGGTGAGATTAAGGCGCTCAACGAAGAGCGTATTTCAACGACAATGATCATGCCTGACCCTTACTTTTACGCAGAGGGCAATTCAGGCAGTGAGATAACGCTGTACACAACCGTCTCAAGTGCGGGGCCTGGTGTGGTCGGTCGTGACGGCGAAGGTGTGTGGCGCGCACTGACTGGCACGTCGGGCTTTCCGGTTGCCGACTTTATCGCCCGCGCCATGATCGTTGGACAGGACTACAATCTTTATGCTGTCGGTCACGCAGATGGCGACGAAAACCACAGCTACATTATGCGCTGGGACGGCATTGACTGGCAGCAGGTCGGGCCGGTCTGGGCTGGTCCGCTGCGGGCGATTTGTTGGGGACCTGGAAACAGCCTGCTCATTGGCGGCAGTGTATCGCACGCAATTGGCGACCCGATCGGCGCCGGCTACGGTGTATTTAAGTACGACCTGACCACCGATACCTACGTGAAGCTTGGTGGGCAGTTCTTTGTCAATGACGCTATCAGCGAGGGTGGTATCCGCGCGATTGTCATGCACCCTGACGGGCACATTGTTGTTGGCGGCGCCTTCACGCGCTTCACGGACGGCATTACGACCTCGACCAACGCGCTCAACGTCGCCTTTTTTCACGGCTCCTACAAGATCTGGCAGCCCATGCGTGAGGGGCTTGTGCCGAGCTTTGGTGGTAGCCCTATCGGTGCCGTGAACGCATTGGCTGTTGGCCCAGACAAGACAGTGTGGGCTGGCGGCGACTTCGATCCTAGTACGCTTGGCGATCCGGTTGTCTTAGCGCGCTGGAGCTTTAGTAGTCGGCAATGGTACTCCGTCGAAGACTATCCTATGATCATGGACGAGAGCGATACCAGGACTCCAGGCTCAATCCATGCCTTGCTCTTTGGGCGCGACGGAACGCTTTATGTTGCTGGACAGTTCAATACGTCCAGAAGTAGGGTCAGTGAAGTCTGGGGCGACTATCTGCCACTGACGCACGTTGCCGCCTATACGCCGCAGACCTATACATGGCAGGACTTCCGGTGGGGAACCATGCGTGCGCTGCAGCTCGGCACGAACTTTCACCCGGACGACGGCATTAACCGCTACCGCGCGACGGCGCTCGCCATGGATGCCAAGGGCACACTGTATGTCGGCGGCACATTCACCGAGGTTCGCATTCTGCTGCCGCGCTCTGGCGACTTTGAAATGGTGCCGGTCGGCATACCAGTACCGGGACTGGCGACCTACGACACGGCTACAGGTCGCTGGCTACACCCGGAGACAACACTGTCGCCTGTCGATCCGGCGAACAACCTGGCTGGCGTTTTGGCGATTGCCGTGGGTGGCAACTTTAATCACAATCGTGGCTCGACCTCGCTCGGAAACACGCCAGCGGGCAATGCTTTGCTCACAGAGCTTGGACTAGCGATTGCGCCTGGCTTGGACAACACGGTATTCGCGAGCGCCTACATGACCTTGGGTGCCAATATTCCGACGAGCGATACCGTCGATACAGACTGCGCCGTCGACACGCGACCGATTATAAAGTTCTACGGCGAAGGCATTCTGTACGCAATCGAGAACTTCACTAATGGCACTTCGATTCGCTTCGACTCTGTAGCGCTCTACGAAAGCGAGATGCTCACCGTTGATCTGAGTCGCCCACGACCCATTGCCTACCGCTCTTCTGGGGATACCTACGGGCTTATCGCGAAAGGCAGTGCGCTCAGCACGTTCCGTTTGGAGAGTGGCGTCAACCGGATCAGGGTGATCTTCCTGTCGCTCACCAACGACCACACGGCGAGCAGTAGGAAGGCGACGATGACATGGAAGCCGAAGTACTTATCGATTGACGCTCTAGCGGGAGGTTGCCAGTGATCATTCAGCTCGCTCTCGCTACCATTCCGTGTCTAATACCAGCCATTCTTTTTGGCGCGATCGTGTTCAGCCTTAGGGACATAGAGAGCAACGCAGTGAAGATTGTTCTTGGGCTGGCGTCTCTCGTCGTCATGTCGTTTTTTGTCTGGCTCATTGTCGCCTTTTCAATCATGAGCTTTCAGGTGAAATTTTGATTACCTATTACGAGCTACGTGTCTTTACGCCACAGGGTCTACCAATCGCGTCGTCCATTCCCGACGTCCTGTCACTGTCAATCTCGCGCACAGAGAATGCCCCTGGCGCCTTCGAGGTCACAGTGCCGGCTGACTACGAGGACGCCGTCTTTGGCGAGGATCACATTGTGGAGATCTGGCGCAGTATTGACGGCAGAAGCTGGCAACTGATTGACGAAACCTGTTGGTTCGTGCGCGAGATTGAGTACAACCTCGACGACGACGGCAAAGAGACATTGACCGTGCGTGGGCACGACACGACCGGCTTGTTAGCTCGGCACGTCGTTGCCTGGCCCGCCTTTGGCAGCGCCAACACGGGTGCAAATGTGCCGAGCTATAAGACGGCGCCGGCTGACACAGCAATCTACGAAATCTGGCGCGAGAACTTTGGCGACGACACGGAAGGCACCCTAGTCGACGCCTTCACGACGCCTTCTCCCTCCGTCACGAACTCGATCGTGGTTGGCGATCAGAACTTCACGCCCGCCGCCTCACAAAGAGCAATGCCTCTCAACTCGTTTAGCGGAGTCACGGTTGCGCCGGACGGCGAGCAGGGTCCTGTTGTTGAGGCTGACGTAGCGTGGGTGAGTGGGCTCGAAGCCATGAAGCGCATTGCGGACGCGGCTGCCGCTGACGGCGTGAAGGTATCCTTTGACCTGCTCTACTATGCCGGCGACGCCTCGGCAGTTGGTAGCTTTGAGTTCAGGGTGTGGCTCGACGATCGCGGGGCTGACCTCAGCGACGGCGTCGTTCTTAGTCCATACTGGGGCACCATGAAGAACGCCAGACTGCATAAGAACTACAGTGAAATGGCGAACTGGGTGCATGTCGGCGGCGCCGGGCAGGGAGACCTACGGCTCATGGGCGGGGTAGCAGACGGCACAAGTATTCTGCGCAGTCCGTTCTATCCGATCGAGACCTTTGTTGACGCGGGCGAAGCTTTTACTGATGACGCCATGATTCAGGCTGCTAAGGCGGAGCTCAGTAACCGTCGCGCTAAGGTTACGGTTGGCGGCGACATTTCTCAAAGCGACGAGTTTCGCTTTGGACGCGAGTACAAGTACGGTGATACAATCGCCGCTTTCTATCGCAATACGACGGTAAAGGCGACGATTACGCAATATTCAATTGAGTTTTCGGATGGGGTTGAGAATGTTTCAATTCCACTAGAAGGATCTGTCGATGGTTAACGAGGAAATCCTGAGAGGGTTGCTCCAGCGCATACTTCAACTGGAGCGGGAGGTGGCACGACTCAAACAGCGCGAGGTCCCAGCGATTCGCTCAATCAGCGGGGGGACATACCCAGACGGCGAAATTGGTCAAGTCCTAATCGACGTGGGGGGCGGACACCTTCGCTACTGGAATGGCTCAAGCTGGGTAGCCTTCACCTAGCGCTAGACATAACAATATTTACTGGTAAGATTAATCGCATTTGACGATTGTTACAATTTGCTTACATAAAGTCTAAAGTGGCAAACTGGTTAACGTCAGGTTAATAATCGAAGTCGGAAGACGAGGACGTGAAAAGGAATGCGTTTGTAAGTGCCTGATTTTTGCGAGGGTGAGAGCTCGCATTGGTCAGGCACTTACTTCGTCGCCATGACTTCAACTAATTTTGTGAAGGCGAAGCGTGTTTCATTATCCTCAGTAAGCGCTCGCAAGATACCGTCGATTGCGAGAATTGCTTCCATTTTATCCTTGTTGCTCATAACCCGATCGTTACCAGAAAGATATAGCATAATGCGCAGGGCAGTATCGTCAGCTACACCGTCGTCGCACAGCCAGCGCTGAATCGTAATGCGCGACACGCCAATTTTCCCCGCAATCTGCTCGTTCGTTTGATCAGTTGCCTCACGTACTCGACCCAACAGTCCTTGCTTCCATGGATTCATAGTGCTCATTGCATTTCTCCTTAGATAAAGTCGCTCACTATACCGATAATCAAAAAGACGAAAAACGTACCGAAGCACCACAGGGCTAGGTACACGAGCCATTTTGATTTGAGCGGTATGCCGAGGGACAGAAATAGCAGACTCGCTACAAAGCTAACGGTCATGTACCATGCTCCCGTGGGCATTACTCCTCTCCCTCCTTATCCTCACTCACTACCGCTGGTCTCGTTGGGCGAGGTGGCGGCGGTCGCTCACCAACTCGCGGTCGCTCCGTCGCCTCCTTGCTCACCCATGCCTTGTCAGGTGCCTTTGGTGTAACTGGTGCTTTCTTACCCCGTGGCTTAGTCGCCCAGCGAAACAGGGCGCCCATGATCCCCAGCGGAATCATAAGGAAACCGGGCAACTCGCCAGGCTCACTTTGTGGCTTCTTTGGTTCAGGACGGGCACTACTCTCTCTTCCGCCAAACGAAGGCTTGCCACCAAGCTCCGACATGTCCATGGCGGCGGGCTTAGAGCCACCACCACTAAAGGAGCTTGGGCTTGGCATACCGCCGCCACTGCCACGATTGCCGCCGCTCGGTCCACTTGGTCCACCAGGTCTTTGTCCGCCGCCACGATTGCCGCCGCTCGGTCCACTTGGTCCACCAGGTCTTTGTCCGCCGCCACTGCGTCCACCGTCGTCGTCGGCGAATATCCAATTGAATATCCACACGATCAAGAGCAGTGCAAGCAGGCTTGAGAAGACTTCTGAGTTCTCCATACGCCCTCCTACTTCGTCTCGAACTGAGCCCAGAAGTTTGGCGCCATGAGGTTAAACATTGGCTGCGCCACGTCTTGAGCGCGCATTCTATCCTTCTGGCTCGAAGTCGGGTACATGTCGAGCGTGCTGTCGATTAGAACCTTCTGCGGGTTGTCTCCGGGAGCAACGATAAGCCCGTAGTCAGCCCAGGTGCCCTGCCCCCGCAGCATGTAGAAGGCGTCCCACTTCTGATCCTCGGTCAGCGTGGCAACGGGCGTCGGGCTCTGCGCCGGCAAGCGCAGGCTGTTCAGGCTGATCAGGAGTCCTAGTAAACCAACAGCAAACACAATCTTAGCTTGAATCGTAGCATTCTTCATGACGTATCCTTTTCTCCTTAGTTAACTGCGGGAATGGTCAGCACCATACCGCTGCGCAACAGATTGCAATTCTGCTTGACTACTTCATAATTGAGCTTGCACAGTTGGTTGACCGGTACACCATACTGCTTGGCAATCTTACCCATACTATCACCACTGACCACGGTGTGTACAGTAGGACCGCCACTACCAGGCTTATTCTCGCCGTCGCCGTCACCGAAGTTGTTCTTCCAGAAATTCGGCTGCATTAAGTCGTAGGCAGGGGCTGCCTGCTGTTGTGGCTGCGGCTGAACCACTGGCGCTGCTTGCTGTACTGGCTTCGGATCTGGTCGCCAGAGGTCCTGAGTTGGACCTGAAGCAGGCGCTTCCCAGCCAGCGGGCTTTGGCTGCGGGTTCGTGACCGGCACTGCGGGCGCCGCATTCACGGGCGCTTGCGCATTATTCTGAACCGGCGCTTGTGGCTGAGTCAAGCGCTCCACTGCATTGGTTGCCGTTGACTTGCCGGACTCCAGGACGCCCATGATGTTGTCAACCAGATTACCCTGTGTTCCTGCCGGCACATTGATATCGCCGAGTTCAATCTGCGGTACAGCACCGCTGCCGCCACTGACCAAGGTGTCCAGGATAGCGCCGCCAGCCGATAATGTGTTGCCGGCAACCTGCGAAGCGCCTTGGGTCACGACGCTCGATTGCACATTTGCCATAATCGAAGGGACCATGCCGTTTAACAGGGCGAAGATACCGAATTGCAGTGCGATAGCAACACCGACGAACGTGGCGCCCTCCCGCAGTAGCTCCTTCCAGTGTTTGTGGCGCAGCTTCCAGGCCGTCTTCATGAGAATGCCACACAGCACCAGCGCTACCGTAAATTCCTTATTGACTGCCACCCAGCGGGCGACAATGGTAAAGATCTCCATGTTGTTTCTCCTACTTGATTAAACTATTCAGATATGTGACCAGGTCCTTAGTACGATTGATATGCCCCGCGCTACAGTTTCCACACTCCTGTTGATACCAGCGCAAGCGCTCCTTGATATAACAGACGACGTCCGTGCCGCACTTCGCCAGGGTCTTCATGGCGGCACCCTTTTCGCCTGCACCCACGTTGTAAGCAAAGTCGCTGTGGGCAATGGCTACGAGGGTTGGCAATTTGTCGGCGCCACTCTTGAGCCAGTAGTCCTCGTAGAAGATTAACCCTCGCACCTTTGAGTCAGGCAGCGCTGCACACACGTCGCTCTGCGGTAAGCCGTGGCGCTTTGTAAACTTGTTCCAGGCGCCCTGCGTGACACCGGCATACGTATGAGCGCCGTCCTCGGTACACTTCTCACCTTCCCACTTGCTCGCAAACTTGTAGGCATACTCCCAAGCCCCTGCCGGCGCCGCGGTGACTGACTCGGTTGTTCTGGGTGCGGCCGCTGCCTGTACGGGCGCTGCCGTCGCTGAGCCCGCTGCCATGAACCAGATTGGCGCCCATAGGGGCAAGGTGACAACTGCTATTGTGACTGCTGCGTCGCGCACTGTCGAAGTATTTCCGCTAAAGAACCAGACCAGGAACAGGAAGAGTAGAATCACGAACAGTAAGCCAACGACTTGTAGATTGCTGTTGGCTGAATAAACAACCTGCGGCTGAGCTTGGACTTGTGGCTGTGGCGCCTTGGCAGGCTCGCCACCAGCTCTTGTCGCCCCTGCCCATACTGCCGGCTCCCCACTCACGCTGCACAGGTTGCAGAAGCGCATACCGCTGCGGTCAAAGAAGTCGTCGATACGGAAACGACCGCCGCCCGGCTTCTGCATTTCCAAGTGAGTGTGGGGTCCGAAGCTGGTCATGCCGGTCATTCCAACCTTTCCAATCACGGTCTGTACGTCAACCATTTGACCACTCTTAACCGGAATCGAACCCTTCACCATGTGACCGTAGACTGCCTTGAATGCTCCGTGGTTGATAAAGAGCCAGCAGCCATAGCCTCCTTTGTTGTCGCAGCCGGCATACTCAACCTTGCCGGGTCCCATGGCGTAGACGGGCGTGTTGAGCGGAGCCACCAGGTCCCAAGCCAACACACTGCCACGACCAACGTGCTTAGCCTCGTCACTGCCGTTGATCCGAGTAGCGACGGGCAGCAACCACTTGCCGTCCTTCGATAACAACCGGCTGCCATAATCGCCCTCTTCGGCGTGGGCCGGCATTGGCACGAATACTGCCAGTAGAACAATGAGGGCGATTAAGCGCTTCATGAAATACTTCTCCTCTTCTTGTTGTAGTCTTTGCGCACAAGGTAGGGCGGCGTTCTGCCATTCTTTATTGCGTCCGACTGATCGTTGTACTCCGCAAGCAATAGCTCGCCGATCTCAACCGGGTCGCAAATGACTGGCTCCCCGTACTTATCCAGAATGCCAACGTGTATCAACATGCCGCGCGCCCGGCGCCATTCGTAGTCCGACATTTTGTCCCACATTTCACGTCGTGAGAACGACCAGCCCCCTGCTATCACGTCGCCAATTTCATAAGCGTGACGCAGTGTCGAATCGAGTGCCCTAAGTACTGAAGATCGTCGTCTTCTTTCTCCTTCTTGCGCTACATTTTTCTCCATTTTGACCTCAAAAACAGTGGGTTAATTATCAACTACTGGGTTGATAATTAACTAATGCTCGTGTAATTCCCTACACTTTTATTTTTCACGGAGCGAAGTAGGGAAGGGGGGAGGGTTAACAATCAACTTCACCCGGTTGACGATTCTATCCTCCATTGCCCGTTGATTTCGCTCGCGTTTGTCCCGTAGATAGACTATCGATCCTGCGAAAAACATGATCCAGAAGAATGCTCCGGCTCCCATCATGAGACCAAGGAGGTAGCTGTCTCTGTCGAATCTGACTATGTCGCCGTAGCTCACCCAGCCGAAACAAATGGATAGAATTCCTAGAACTACTGAAACCCTAAGAAAGCTTCCGTCTATCATTCTTTCCTCCTACTTAATCTCAAAGGCGACTTGGTATCGTGCTCGCCCATAAACGTGTACCAGATAGTCTCCATTCGCCGGCAACGTCGTCGTCACTCCGCTCGTCGGACCTAAGTCCTTCCAGGCAAACGAGCCGTTGTCCATGCGCTGTAGTGCCAGTTGAGCAGACCCGCCGTCCACCGTCAGCGCCAGCTTCATAACCTGCCCACCCTTAGCCCACAGCGCATAGGTGTCGGTCGTTCCTGCGAGTTGCCCTGAGCGATTAGCGCCGTAGCTCCCCGTAGAGAAGTTCACACGAATCGGGTTGCCAGGCTGTAGCGCAGTGGTCGTTGTCGCCAATCTCGTCGCTGTCATAACCACTGCTGGGGCTGGTGTCGCCGGTGTGACCAGCGGTCTCGGCTGCACTGTCGCTACTGACTCAGGCGGCTTCGGGTTTAGAATGTTTCCACCAAGAAAACCAGCTCCGAACAGCGCTACCAGCAGGAATCCGAATGCGATTAGTCCTCTGATATGCTTAAGTATTGTCCACATTAGCGTCTCTTTCCTCTCTTCTTCTTCACTTCCGGCTGAGCAGAGGACCGTGGACTGTTGGCGATTGCCAGTGCGGCGGCTCGTTGTGCCCCTTCACGACCGCCGTAGGTCGGCAGTGTGTCGGGGAGATTCTTCAGCGGGTCGGCAGCTATGCGATTGAGGTTCGCCATGATCTCGGCGTGACTTAGCTTCCCATTGTTCTCCATGAAAGCTGACAGGTCTTTCTCTGTCAGTGCCGGCGCTTCGATCAGAGTCTGCTGGGTAAAGCCGAAGCCTTTCCAGAAGCTCTCGTCGCCCCAGATTGCCGGCGCTTTGTAGAACTTCACCCCTGCCGCCTTGGCTGCCCCGCTGTCGGGCCGCTCTTCGTCGCTGTCGTCGCCAATGTATACGACTTCTTCTCGTGTGACGCCCAGGTCCTTCATGGCTTGTAGCAACATACCGCCGCCAGGCTTCACCCAGTCCTTGTCCCATTCGGGAGCGTCGCTCTCGGCTGGTCCCCAAGTCCCGCCCTTGCCCTGCTTGCGGAATGCCATGTAAATGGGGGCGTCACGTAACTCTAATTCTTCTTGCACTATTCGATTGTAAAGGTTCCGTATTGCCTTCTCGCCCTTGAGCTTTGTCGGGTCACCAAAGCCCCCCTTCTTCATCCAGTAGCGGGAGCCCACTGAAGTCTGATTCGTACAAAAGGCTACTCTCACATAGCTCGGCAAAGAATGCAATCGCTGTTTTGCTGCGTCGTACACTTCCTCAGTCTTACGGTCCCAGACTGTGTAGTCACAGTCCAGAAGTAAAGCCTTAATCATTCCCTTCACCATAGTACCATTTCTGATACTCGGTGTCAATACCCAATTTATGTCAGTTTTTGACACTTTGTCCAATTTTGACACAGAGTATCAACAATCCTGGCAATCGCAATCAGTCTCTCACTACCAATTGCGACGCCGCCATGTATTCGTCGAAGCGCCCGTTGGGCGTATATGAATTTGGCTTCCCCTTTCCTCCGCTAGAAACACTAAACACTTCGCTTTCCACAAGCTGTGCAATTAGCTGTCCAACCTTCGTATGGCTGACGCCTAACTTTCCACCCAGCTTGCGAGTGGAAATTGACGGCTCCTCCACGAGTGCTTCCGCGATCAGAAGCATAATTTCCTCGTCGGACTTTCCACCCGTTTCCACTTCGTTTACACTTCCGTTTACACCCTCGTTTTCACTCTTCGTTACAGTTTCTGTGAGCATGAGCGGCGCATTGTTTGCGCCTAGCTTAGCAAGCTTAGCATGGACACGGGCGCGCTTTTCGTCGACGGCGCCGGCAATGTCAATCTCAGACAGCAACATTTGCTTGCGACGGGCAGTATCAATTTTGACCGAAAGCTCGACTTCATGGATAGCATTCTCTGCTCTTTTCTCGCGCAGAGCCACGTTAAGCAGTTGATTAATGCTGAACGTAGAGGCGGCGATCCGACTGAAAAATGGGAATACAATCAGCCCAATACGAAAGATTGCAAGCTCTGGTGATACTGAGCCTTCCCACAGTGACCATAGCGCCGGACCAGATTCCAGCATAAAGATTGAGGCGAGTGTGGCGAAGAACATGCCTTGCTTGTTGCTCGGCGCCTTGCTTAGTACCTTGTCCTTTTCGTAGTCGGGGACCTGGCGCGTCTCGTCTTCCGTGAACATGGTTGCGATCGTCATTCCCTCGATCAGCACGGTAACAACGACTCCGGCAACCGTTGCAATGATCGTGGCGATTATACTGTTGACCCCAGTTCCAATCAGAACCCGACTGCCGCCGTCGTAAAAGGCGAAGACGAGCCCGATACCGGAAATAATCGGCATAGCGATTGGGCTGTACCCGCGCGCCGTAATTGCTATGGTTTCAACGCGGTCTTCAACCAACCGCTTGTAGTTAACGAGATCCATTGGGCTCCTCCTCGTCGTCAAAGAATGTGTATATCCAATAACAGCAACACAGAAACAACAGCCCCAGCATGCCGTCAACGGCGCCAGGCGCGAACTCGACTCGATAACTCATGGCTGCCATGGGCGCTGCGGCAACCTGCGGGCTTCCCGCCACTGCCTGCGCCGCACCCGCTACCACAGGTTTGCCAAAAAATACTGAGGCAACGCTGATCGCTGGCTGAACGTCACTGCGCTGAGTTAGAATCGACACCCCTTCCAGCCACGGCATTTGTGCAACCAACCCACCCAAGACTTGCGACTCACTGTCGGTACGAATCTGCACCCCAATCTCCAGGTTCGGGTTGGCAGCCTTCAACTTGGCGCTCATGGGCTTGACCCAAGCTACAACTTCGGACGGGTTGTTCTGCGCCTTCTGGACCTGAAGTATCCAGATATGCGCGTAGGGCGCCATATCTGGCCCGTATTGATTCGTCAGGCTCTTAGTAAGACCAATAGCCACGAGCTTGCCGTACTGCTGCGCTACGGCTCGTACAGCCTTTGCAGCGCCCACTGGGTCAGCCAGCTCGTTCGGGTCGTTGGTCTGCCCAGCCTCTAGGTTGTAGCCGATAATGTCCAAGCCATTGGGGTTGCTGGCGAGGAACGACTTGATCTGGCTGACGGTCTTGAAGATAATCATTTTGCGTCCGACTGTAATGCCGGCAATCAGCCCAATGTCGTTCGGGTGATCGACCCGTGCGATATCTTGGGGTCCGGCATTCTTCTGGAACCACGCTGCCATTTCGGGCGACGTGATTCCCATTTCCCGCCAACGGCTCTGGGCTTGTACGTGCCCAGGCAGCAGGGAAACCAATAGTGCTAAAGCGTAGATAACTTTACTCATAGTTTTAGACTCGTTCTAAGTAACGGGAAGATCAGCGACGAACTTGTCGAAGGCTCCGACGGCGGCATTGGCACAGCGTTCGCGCATGTCCTGTTGTGCCAGCAGTGAGTTGCTCTCCACCCAGGTCGGCTCAGCCATTACGTCGTCAAAAATCTTTCGACGGGCTTCCGGTATCGATACGCTCTTCTTCGGCACAACGCGACGCTTCATGAACTCGTCGAAAAACATTTCGATTTCCGTCTCGCTCATGCCTTCCAGTCCTCTAAGGAAGAATTTGTCGGCAATCAACTCCTGCTTTTCGGCTTCCATTCTCTCTGCCCAGGTTGGCTCGTCTGCGCCGGCACCTCGTTGGTGCATTGGTTTAGCTGTCATTAGATCCTCCCGCTGAAACATGTTGAATCAACAGTCGTATACCTTCTCGTACTTCTCTTATCATGCCAACGTCCTCCACTTTTTCCTCTACCCTCCTCAGTATGTCAGAATGCGTCTCCTTGTTGTCTATCCGTATCGCCTCACGTCGAAGGAGCTCGTTGAATATCTGTTGATCCTTCTTGTTCGGGTGCTTCTTCTTCAGCTTTTCCCAGGTAGCAATCTCCTCAGATTCTTCCTGTAGACGAAAGCTGAGTCTCTTTGACGCCATAACATATCCCTTCTTTTGCAGACAATTGACTGACAAGTGGGATTGTATCACGATTGAAACTCAGTGTCAATAGGGAATTTTCGAGGAGAGGAAAGTGGGGTGCCAGTCGGGGGATTACCTGGCTATATCGTGGGCGGTTGTAGGTTCTACGCGCCAATGTCCTTCAGGATATAGCGACCGTGTACCATTTCCTGGGTGAACTCGTACTGCTTCTTGCCGTTGTTGCTCTTGTCGATCCACCACTTGATCATGTCGAACTGCTGGTCTTCAGCCTGCGGACCCTCATTCTCGCCAAGGATAACGATCTGGCTGGCATGGAACTTGCCGGAGCCGCCGAAGATATTGCCTCGACCCTGCTCCTTCTTCTCTTTCTTGCTGAGCTTCATAAAGCCTTTGTTCATTTGATCGAAGGTGATAATGGGGACCTTGTTGGCGGTAGAGAAGGCGACCAGGTCGTTGGCGTCGCCCTTCTGGCTATTGTATAGCCCACCGTAGAGCTTGACGTTGCGGGCTGAGGGAGCCATTGCATTGAAGTAGTCAATGATCCCAACCTGCAGGCGACCGTTCATGTGCTGAAGCTCCATTTCGCGTATCACTTCGTCGGAGGAGGCGCCCGGCATAATCGCAAAGTGCAAGCGCTTCGGGAAGTTCATGAGAGACTTCTCCAGTGTCTCTTCTTCCTGGTCGGTAATGTCGCCAATGAGAAACCTGTTGTAATTAATGCCGGCGACGCGGGAGGCAATGCGCCCCTGGATACTATCAATGCCGTCTTCCAGGGCGATAATGAATACCTCATGCTTCAGCTTCTCAGCGACGTGCCAGGCGATCTGAGCGCCGACCGTGGACTTGCCTGAACCGTCCGGCATGGCGACCATGAGAAGCTTGCCGGGGGTGTGAATGCCGACATGATCGTTCCAACTATTCCACGGGAAATTAATAAAGACGGAGTGACCTGACTTGAATAGCTCGCGGCGCTCACGAATATTTGCCATGAGCTTCTGCGGCATTTCGTCGCCGTAGTGAATGCGGTTGTCTGGTCGCGGTGGCTTAATGCCGGTCAGCTTCTGCTGCGCTTCTCCAATCATTTTCTCCAGCTCTTCGGTGTCGGGCAGGTCCTGCACTCCCTTCACGATCCACCGCCCGAACTCAAACATGTCGCGCAGGAGGGCAATGTTGTTGAGGGTGCGCGCTGTTGCTTCTGGGTCGGTCGGTAGTTCTATCTTGGAGAGGTCTCCAAAGTCTTTGGGGGACAGCTTGATATCTAATCGTTGCTCAATGGAAATACGCCGCGACTCGGCGGCTGTACTGATTGGATCAATCTCCTTGCTGCGCTCAATCATGCGGCGCAGGGCAAGAAACTGTATCCGGGTGTGGGTGTCAAAGAATGCGTTCTCGTTTAGCTTCGACACGATGGCGGCACGATCCTCCGGCTTCGCCCGGTAAATCATTGCCAACATTTGCACTTCCTCGTCTGGACGCGCAAGCCCTTCTGTAACCAGACGCGCTCGATCCACGTCTTGTCTTTTCACAATGGTAGCCATAACACTATTCCTTTCACATGCTGCCTTTTATGCCGCGAGAGGCGCGACTTGAAGAAGGTTTCATTCTAACTCACTTTGCTTGCGCCTGACAAATTGCAGAATTTCCTCTGCCCACCTATCGGCTAACAAATCATTCGGTATATGATAGAGTGTGATTCCAAGAGCATGACACTTAGCCAATTTACGGGCGTCACGGGCGAGACCTTTGATATTTTTATGCCCGCTATTCTTCATGTACTGCCCGCCCTGGACTTCTACAGCCACCTTGTATTGGTCATTGTAGAAGTCTAGTTCGTATCTACCCTCGTAACCCTCGTAACCCTCTATGTCCACCTTCTCCCAGAAGTCTATTGGACCACCGACTCTCACCCAGTGGCCCAAGAAATCATTCTCTAGCGCCTCTCGCTTGGCAGCTCTCAATGCGCGCTGCGCCTCAGTCGGCTGCTCCTTCTTGCTGCCCTTCTTCTGCTTCACTGACGACTGATCCCAGTTGACTGTCACCTCCTTGCCCTCTAGATCCTTGAGGTTTTTCCACCTTGGCATTTTCCTTCTCCTCCTGGAGCGTCTTCATTTCCAGGGCATATCTCATAATGAACAAACGTGCCACCCGATCGGCAGCGATACCATTCTTGTGCCAACCCTTGAGCAAGTCCTCGATCTCAATGCCCTTCTCAAGCACAGGGCTCAGCATAGGCATGTCAGGGCGGGGGAAGAGGCTCACCATTGTCTTGCGCCACTCGTCGAACGGTGCAATGTCCGACTTCGCCGGCTCGTCACTGTTTTTCTTCTTCGCCATAGTTATATCCAGTCCATTCCCGGCGCTATTTTCATATAGCCCAGCCGATCCCACACGACCCAGTTGTAATCGACAGAGTCCGTCCCTGGTCCCACCCGACCGCCGCAGTCTGGGCACTCGGTGAACTCTTCCGGGTGACACGAAAACCCGCAGCTCTTTTCTCTGCCCTTGCCCTTGCAGTACCAGGCGAAGCACGGGCGCTTACTCAGGACGACGGAGTGCGTCGGCTTGTTGGCGAGCCAGAACTCCTTGCGCCCCTGGCTGGCAAAGAAGCCGAATGGCAACAGGTAGGCGACGAACTTAGCCTCGTGCAAGCTCTTTTGCAGGAACTCCAAAGCTAACGGGAAAGGCGGGTTTGTCACAATTGCGTCGACGTGGCACGGTGGCTGCCAGGTCAGGTAGTCGTTGCCTTCCTCAATCTCGCAGTGTAGGCGACGGTGGCAACTGATCCGGTCATAGATATGCCCCTTGCCGCGACATGGTTCTAAGAAGGTTGTGAGCCAAGGTAGCTGCACCTTCTCCAGAAAGCCCTCGATCGCGTAAGGCGGCGTGTTGAATGCGTTGTTGGTGAGGCGCTTAGCCCCACGATTCGTTGCGCTCATACTCCTCCTTTTATCTTGTACTGTATAAAGTCATTGCGCTGGTGAAAACGCCCGGTGTTAGCGTAGCGGGGGTTGACCCGCATCTCCAGCACGTTTCGGCGCACCAGGCTATGGCACGTCCAAGATATTCTCCGCGCATGTGGCAACAGCAATGCCATGTCCGGCGCGGAGAACCAGGTCCCTAGCTCCTTTGCCTTTCCTTCCACTAACTCCTGGGCGTCAGACGTTTCAATCTTCGCCTTGTTTATCACGCGTCTCACTCGCGTTACTGTCATTACCTCGCTCCTTCAATATCCAGTCGATTATGTCGCCGTAGTCGGCGCTCGTACCGTCTGGATCACGCCACCCACGGTTGTAGGCGACGGCAAAGATCCAGCTTGGGCTAATTCGCACGTCCCTGAACATGGTGAACTTTCTCGCGACCTCGCTCGTTGGTCCACTTCCGTAGCCAGGGCTCCACTCCTCAATGATTGCCACACCAGTCTCGTCTGGAAAGACGCTGTAGGCCGCCATGAGGGCTTTGAGCCAGTCGTTGTAGTCCATGTGCTGCGGAACAAACTTGAGCGCCGCTCGCAGCTTCTCCTTCATTTTGTCGTGCCCAACGCCGTCCAGGTATTGTCGTTGGCGCTCCTTGTACTCCTCCTCTGCCCGTCGCGCCGTTGCGATAATGCCCTCGACGATACGGTGCGGAATGTACGCCTCCTCATTGAGATACATGTCGCAGTTCAGGCTGCCTGACCAGGCTTTCATAACGTCACTGCCAGACTTGTCAGCCCGTTGATAGCTGCTTGTCAGGGCTTTGCTAAACAACCTGGCTTCGTCCGGGTCGGTCAATATGCGCTCTAGGATAAAGACAACTCTGGTCCGTGGCGCTTCCGGCTTGCTAGAGCTGGTCGAGTACAACAGCGCCGCCCGCTTGTCAATCAGGGGATCAGAGAGCAGGGCTTGAATGCTGTCCTCTGGCTTCATGCCGTCAAAGTCCAAACATGCCGTCTGCATTCCTGTGAAGTTCAGTATGTCGCGGTAGGCGCCGTCGTACATAAACTTCGTGCCGTCTTCTCGTCGAGCTTCCTTGCGGTGGCTGACGTGGCTGTGACAGGCGCAGTGAGCGTGACCGGCGTGAATCGCATTTGCCAAGCCCACTGCGTCCGTCTCGACCGAGGCGAAGGAGTTATTGAACTCCTTCCACCCCTTGTCGCCACGCTCCATTTTGCCTACGAATCTCAGGTTAATGGCAACGTGGAATTTCATAGCTCCTCCTTATTCAGTCAAAGCGTTGATAATGTCGCAGACATTGAACAGCATAGAGGTCAGGTATGGCTCCTCGTAATTGAGATTTTTAACCTCTTGCCCGTCCTTCATGCCGAACTCAACAATCTTCCCGGATAGCGCACGAAACGGCTTCGTCTTCAGCTCGTCGTGTGGACCAGCACCGATCACGTATCGCGCAGCAATCTCAGCCTTCTCCATGCCGGCGAACGTCTCGCCAGGAGTCCAACCGCCACACTTGCGACAGATACCAAGCACGTTAGCAACGACCGTAGTCGGCACGTCAGGGTTAACGGTGGACGTGCGAATCTTACTCACCATGCCACGGTCCTCGTCGCTCAGGTCGTTGTCAATACCCTTCATGAGCGCTTCAATTTGCTGCGCTGGCGATAGTGGCGTGTCACCAGTCTTCTTCTCGCCCTGCTCTTCCACGACCTCCCACATTGCGCCAAAGTCCTCGCCGCTGCTAAGCTCGGCGTTGATATTGCCCTCGTCGTCAATCTCGATTTTGGGCTGAGCAATGGCAACCTTGTCACGGGCAGGCGTCTCACGTTCGCGCTTTTCGGCTGGCGTTTCGTCGAATGGAAGATCAATGTCTACATAAGTCTCCGCGAAAGCTGACTCAAGCTCGCCAGAGGCTTCCAGGGCAGCCAGCTTGTTATTTGCGCTGTCCACCAGTGCCGCCATACGAACGTCTACAGGGCGATTGTCTCGGCTATAGTTGGTTCGTGTGACATAACGGGCAGCCTTAGTCTGGGCGCGCTTGGTGGCAATATCAACTGGTCCATAGTTGTCCTTGACCTTGCCTGACTCCAGCCAGTCCTCAACAGCTTTGCCCTGCTTGTCTTTCTTGTACGGCGTGAAGAATCCGTAGAACACAGGCTCTTCGCCTGGGCTATCCAGAGCGCCAATGCCAGCGACAAAGGTCTTCAAGGTAGCTTTGACCACACGCGTCTTTCCTTCGACGTAGGCGCCACCTGGAACGTCCTGCTCGAAGATTTTCTTTGCCTCTGCGCCAACAATCTCCTTGGTGGAAACATGGAAGGTCTTGCCGTAAAGACGACCGTCTTCTTTCATGTTGGCAACTGCGCGGGCGGCGCTAGGCATGACGACAACGGTGGGCACACGGGTCTTCTGCTCGCTCGGTACACCAGTCTCGTCTGGTAGCGCAACGTTGCTCTTGTAGACGGCGACATAAAAATCCTCGCCCGGAATGTAGCCATGATTCTTCATCATGTCCATCATGCGAATGATCGGAGGAATGTTGTTGGGATAAGCCATAAGGCGCGGGTCGACCCCGGTACTAACACAGGCGGCCGCCACGATTGCCACGTCGCCCTGCGATAGCCCGCCTTTCATGAGGCTGTTCTTAATCTGATCAGGTAAGCCAAGCGAGGTCTCCAGTCGTCTCACGATCTCTGTGCCCGTGCTATCAATTTGATCCTGTGCGCTCTGGTATGTTTTTTGGGTAGCCATCTCGTACATTTCCTTTCACATTGAGTCTAATCTTGCCGCGCCCAGCTCTCACTACCAGGTCGTCGACAATCAATTGCCTTACTGCCTTGTTCGCCGCCTCTCGATTAATCTTTAGCCGTTTGCACAGCTCGACAATCGAAAGACCACGGGTCGAATGTCCACTCATGAGTGCCGCCATGATCAAGTCTCTCGCCGGCACCCCGTTCTGCTGACGGCTCAATTTTGCCATCATGACCGTTGGTACGTCTATGTCCTCCGGTATGCGGTAGGAAGACCGCACGTCGCTCAGGAGCGCTACGCCAAAGAAGGCGCCCAAAGCACTGCGGCAAAACCGTACCACGTTCGCCCGGTCAATGCTGAAGCGGTCGGCATACTCTTGCGGCTTAAGCATGACTGGCGGTCTAATTGACCGTTGAATCAGCATCTTGACAAACTCCTCCACGCGAGCTATCCTGAGCATTAGAACGTCCATTCGGTAGCGTATCTCGCCGGTGGACAACTGAATCTGGTGATCGTCTATCGAGTAGGCGATCTTGTCCTCCACAGGGAGATAAAGTATGAATGAAGCGCCGGACAGCACACGGGTATTAGATAAAAGTAGTTCTCCCATTACACTTAACCAACTTATCCTCCAAGAAATACTGCGCCAAGGTCCCAGCTATATCATGGTCGGCTTGGCGACTGGTATCGACTATCGTGAGGTCAAGGAAATTGTCGACTCCTCGCCTGAACTCAAGAGCGCCTACCGCATGGCGCTTGCTAAGGTCGGTCTACTGATTCGTGAGACCTGCGGTAACCGCACCCTTATCGCTGAACACATGAACACGCAGCGCCATATCGTTGAGCAGTGGATTCGCGAGAATCGTGCGCTCCAGGTTGAGGACGACAATGCCAGCGAGTCGATTGTGGACTTCGCTGAAGCTGCCCTCGTCCGTGCTACCAAAGCCGAGAAGGACTGGGCGGTGCTGCACGTCCTGAACACTAAGGGTAAGAAGCGGGGCTGGGCGAAGCGTGACGAGATTGATCTACACGCCTACGCCCAAGCCACCAACACCGACGTGCGCTCAATAGTTGGCGACGTAGTCGCTGCTATCGCTGCCGGAAAGATCGCTAACGAAGAAGCCATTGAGCTCTAGCTCGGCAGCCAGCACAGCGTCCGCCTCTTCGGACCCGTCATAAGCCGTGTAGGACGCCCACTCCTCACGCGGTTCTTCGTCAACGTTTGTGACTGCCTCAAAACAGCACTGGGTCCCCTCCTGTACAAAGCGGTAGTGGACCACCGTCGCGACCTCCAACAACAGCAGTAGATTTTCCTTGAACTCGTTCATATTTCCCCATTTCCTCGGTTAAGTCTTGGCAGATAGTTTCCAGGTCTGTCCCGCAGACTAGCTTAGATAGCCAGTCATAATACTCAAAGCCCTCCTTGGTCCGTCTGCGCATGAGGGTAGCGATTGTAATGCTGTTGCGCTTCAGATCAAAGACGGTGCCACGTTGCTGCCATGTTACCATTGGCGACCTCGTGATATGTCGATATGAACCATGTCGTCGTCGCCCCAGCCGGACAGGCGGAACATACCCCAGTGGCTATCCGTAATATCGAACGGCACCATTGGCGGCTCGTAGTCCAACGTCAATAGGTAGTCTTGGGCAGCCTGTGTGTGCTCGGCATTCTCTATCTGCTCTACCGTACAGGAAGCAAGTAGCGGAACAAGATCGCTCTGCCCGCTGGCATTGACACAGGCAACAATAACGCGCACTTCCTTATCTGTCATACCGTACTCCTTCTCTCCTTATCTTGCTACGACTTCATATAGTTTCTCGACCGGCAATACAAACTCCTCCTGTTGCCCGTCGCGGTGGAATAGCAACTTAACCCCCTTCGCCGTCGTGAGTGCCCGCTCGAACCACAGCCCAATGGTGCCGCCCGGCAGGTCACGAATCGGCAGCGTCGGCATTTGAGCCTGCAGCACAGTCGTCGTACAGCGCTTTACCAGATCAGCCGTCACGTCGCAGCCCTCGGCAGCCTTCGCCAGCACCGCTTCCTGCACACCCTTGCCCTTGCTGGCTAACTTCAATGCTGTGCCCATAGCAATATCACCACTGCGCGCCATTTGCAACAGCCGACTGTCCAGTTTTTGCAGCTTGATTGCCCGTCTCACTACACCAACCGGCAAGTGCAACTGCGCTGCCACCTCTTCAATTGTGTGGCTGTTGAGCATGGGCATAATGGCGTCATAGTCGCTGAGCGGGTTGGGCTTGCGCTGATTGTTCTCGGCGACTGTGATAAGTGTAGGGCTAATGTCGCCCGGCTGGTACACGTCAGCGCGCAGGCTTTCCTTGCCGCCCAGGTGCGCTGCATAGACCCGCCGATTGCCGGCAACTAACTGATAGCCGTTGAACGGGTGGTCGATCACAATGATCGGGTGAATCTGGTGCGCCACCACACTCGTCACAAAGGCTGGCGACGGGCGCTGACAGTTCAGTTCTTCGATTGACGGCAGGTCGCTACACTTTATATAACGGGTCTCCGGCTGCACGTCAGGGATTAATCTTTCCACGTTTGTACTCCTTCAGAAAATCGGCGCCGTTCACAATCTTGTCTCCCCGGTGAACAAAGTAGACCTCCGGGTGTGGCGGCACTTGTAAATATCTAACCAGCGTCTCCAGGTAGGTGAACTTGCGTCGCCATGTTCCACCTCTGGTGACGTAACACTCAAACTTCAATCGCTTCGTCTTCTTCTTCCCCACCGCTGTTCTCCTTTACTACAAGCCAGTTGTTGTCGTCCGGCTTTGCAAAGGTCAGCGATGGGTAAGTGGTTTGCATATAGCCGTTCTTGAAATAGTCGCGCCATTGGTCCTCAGTGTCATGATCATAGACCGTGAGGGAAAGAATGATTCCTCCTGGCTCTCTGGATAATCGAGACAGCGGAGCTTCGTATTCCCAGTTCTCGCACCAATGGTTAGCAAAGCCAACAAAGTCAAGCGGGTGATCTGGGTCAATGGCGTCAAGTAAAACCATTGCCCGTTGCGTCACGTCACAAATTTCGCCGTTGATAAGTAGTTGCAGTCTGTATGAATAGTGGCTCATACGTACATGACCTCCACCTCGGATGCATTGGCGCATTCACGGTCGCAGAAGTAGTGGACCTGGCGCGATACGGTAATGGGCGCCGTGACATGGCGACCGCTCACGATCCGTCGTCGCCGCTTTTCCTTCTTGGTCTTCTCGAACTTGGCGTTCGGTGCCCCGCAGGTTTCGCAGTTGTGTCCCATAAGTCCTCCTAAAAAGCAAGCTCTGCGCTCGCTACATATTCACCGTGCTCGTCAATGCTGTCGATACGGCGCAGGACCCAGGTTGCGGCAGTTGCGCCAAGATAAGGGATCAGGTCGGCAGGGTTGGTCGTGCACCACACTTGCCCAGTCACTAAGCGCTCGATTGCGTCCTCGTAGACCAGATAGTGCTGCTTGGACTGCTTACCGGCTTCGTCGGTCAGGGTCATAATGAGCAAGCCAGGGTCGTAGATTGAGTCCTTGCACATGCCAAGCCACTCAATCAGCCCCTCTTCGCTCATTGCCTCCGGTATCATGTGGCGACCGGCGAGACAGAACTCAATCTCAAAGATCGCTTTCGTCCCCGTGGCAACCGCCATGCTCGACACACACAGCTTGCGAATAGACAGAACTTCCATTGCCTCATGCAGTGCCAGGCGGTCGGTGACGCGGTCCATGTACAGCACTTCGTCAAAGCCACGGACAATACAAGTGTTGTTCTCTAAGCGGAAAAAGATTCGCATGTCACTCCTCCACTTCAACAAGGGGAATGGGAAACGACAGGACGCTACTCAGCTTGTTCAGCTTCTCTTCCGAGTCGTCGCCACGCACAACCGCGATTCTAGTCAGCGGGAAAGCGCCGAGAATCGCTGGAATGTAGCGCGGCACAAAACCGTCCGGTGCGCCATTGGCGACGTACTTGAAGCTTGGCATGGCACGCTCTACCGGACGTGACCAACGCCACTTGTCACGCGGAGAATCCTCAGCGCCTTGCACGTCCTCCCACCATAGACCAGCACACGGTCCTTCGCAGGCGCCGTGAGTAAGACTGGGGCAGTTTGCTTCGCGCTTGCCGTTGGGGAAGTAGAGGCGCATTTCTTCATAGTTGCCAATCAGTCCGCGCCGGTGAACCGGCATGAAGCGACTGCCTGCTGTTAATTTTTCAAAAGGGAAATCGCTCGGTATGCGAGCGCTTATGCCAAAGATCCGAACCTCTTCGACCCAGTCAAGAACGTTGGGGTAGTGCGACTCGCCAATCCAGTCCACCACATTGTCGAGAATCAGACGCGAGCCAACCGGAGTCAGCCCCCATTCGTCTGGAACGGGAATAGGTGGACAGAATAAGAAGTACTCTACGGGCTTACCGCCAAAGCCAGGTCGACATTCTAGATAAATGCCACCAGCCACGCGGTCACCACAGCCACGAGTTGTCATTGGGCATTCCTTTCACTATATCAGCGCTCTCACTCGCCGTCGTACTAGCTAACAGTATTCTAACATACCTTTCAATGGTTGTCAAGTGGGAAAATGGTAGTATATCATAGTATACTACAGTATAGTTCTGTGGGTAAAAAGAAAGGCTAACCTGCCTGCTTGGGTTAGCCTTTGTCCTGACGTTGAATGGCGGGGTGCGACGGTTCAGAGAGGGTTAATGTTATGCACACAGCGACGGT